GAACTGGTGGCGCCGATCGCCAGCTTGGGGTAGCCGCCGGCCTGAATCAGCCCCGTCGTGCCCGGGGTATTGAGTCCCAGGTCCGCGCCCGACATATACGCCTGCACGAGCGGGCCGGAGTCAACAGGTGTGTGCGTGAAGCTCGGGGATTTTTCCAGCATGGCTGTCTCTCAATCCGGCACCAGGAGGGAGAATCAGCGGTGAGCGCTGAGCAATCTCCTGGTCGATCATGTATTGGCCGAGGTTATCGGCTACTTCGGCGCACCCAGCTTGAAACACGACACGAAACATGCGCGGCTTGCCGTCTTCGTCCATCCATTCCGAGATCGGGAAATCCCGACCAGGTTGGACGATGACGGCGTGCCGCGGCACGTTCCGGTCTTGCGGGCGATAGACGCGCATTACGGACGCTGGACGGCCACGACGGCGTGCGCGTACGAAGCGGCCTTGCCGATGATCGCGTCGAACATGACCCCGACGAACTGACCCGACAGATTGCCGGTCAAGCCGAGTTGGAACAGCAACGGGTTCGGGTTGTCCGTCTCGCCGCTCACGTACGGCATTTCGACCATGTCTTCCGTCAGGATCACGGCGAAGTAGTTCTTGTTGCCAGCGGGCGGCGCCGAGAAACCGTATGCGGCTCCGCTCGCTGCTTGCAAGAACTGATCGCCGATCAGCGGCAAATTGCCTGCCTGCGTGGCGAGCGCCTTCACCACGACGCCCGACGTCACCTCGACTTCTGTCAGCGTGATCTGGCCGGCGCGCGCTTCGCGGTCGATGTAATCGCCCAGAACCGGATTCAGATAGATCGCCGTGGGCTTGACGATGTACGTCTCGTTCGCGAACAGCGCTGCGACTTCCGCCTTCAGACCGTCGATGATCGATGCGCCCGGGGCGATCGTCGTCTGTGTCGTGATCTGCGACAGCAGCCCCATGTACTGGACCGTGGTCGGCGACGACAGGCTCGTATCGTTGCCCGCCCAGACGCCGGCAGCACGAGCGACGTTGATGCCGCTGATGATGTCTTCGATGTCGCGCGCGATCACCTCGGCGAACTTCTTCTGCTGTTGCGTGACCATCTTGTCGAACAGAGCGATGTTCGACTGGTTCACGCACGCCTTGATGAACGCCGAGCGCTCGACACGCGTCGGGCTCGACGGCGACGGGCTGATGGCCGTGCCACCCTGGCCGCCGGTGCTTTGGAAGCCGGCGGTCGAGATGGCGGTCTGCTCGAAGTAGCGATGCGGCTGGCCGGTGGCCGGGACCTGCTTGAAGCGTTGGAGCGCCACCGAGCGGCGGCGAACGAGGTCGGTGATGACCGGCTCGTATTCATTGACCTCGATGGCGCCGGTGCCGAGATAATCGGCGGCAGCCTGGAGGGTCATCATCTGTGCTTGGGACATGGCTGGAATCCTCTGGGCAATAAAAAAGCCGCCCGAAGGCGGCTCATGCTGGTGTGGTAGGGAGGCGGCGCTTAGGCGCTCGGCTGCATCCGCGCGAGCGTGATCGCGGCAAGGCGTTGGGTCGTGGTCGCGCCGGCCGCCTTCAGTTCAGCGTCTTTCGCGCCGACTTCCGTGTGGGCGGCATGCAGCCCGGGCTTTGCGGCCGGTGCTGCCTCCGTCGGTCGAGTCGGTGCGGCCGATGCGCTGAACGACTTGCCTTCGAGTTCCTTGACCTTCGCCGTTAAATCGGCGATTTGCGCATTCGCCGTTTTCAGCGCTTCGCTTTCGCCGCCCGAGGCAGCCGCATCCATCCAGGAATGGTCATTCCAGATATGCGGCAGCTTGCCGAGTACGGCCTCGGCCTCCATCTTGTCGGCCATGCGGCGCAGCACGGCGACGTGGCCTTGACGTTCGTGGCCGCCCATCCCGGCGGCTTCCATGCAATCGGCGGCGGCGCGTAGCCGGTCCGAATGCTCTTTCACCTTGTGCAGCACATTGGCCGCTTCGAGCTTGCCTGCGCTCGCTTTCAGGTCCGCAATGTCCTTGACGAGGGGCGCGGTCTCTTCCTTGACGGCGGTCTTGACCGCGGCCAGCAATTCATTAATGTCCATGTCTGGAATCTCCGTAGAGGCGGACGCCTCCAGTGAAGTTGTGGTGTAGGCGGCCTTATCCTTGAACAGAATGGCAGCACCAGTGAATACACAGCTCGTCACCTCGATCGGGTCGCTGTTCCAGTCCTTGATGCCGGTCTGCGCTTCGTAGGAGAAGCCCAGGAGCCGTTTCTTCGACTGAATCTCAGCCACCACGGCCGGAAAGTCCGCGCCGTACAGAAAGCCTGCGATTTGGATGCCGTCGCCTTCGATGGTCGCAGCGGTGATCACGCCGATCTTTTTCGTCGGATCGTGGCCGCTTAGATTCGGCTGGTAATCGACACCCATGCCCAGCAGCGATCCCAACGCTTCTTCGGCGACTGCGCGCGGGATCAGTACGCGCTTGCCGTTCGCGCCGCCAACCGGCTGATCGCTCGGCTGGTCGATGCGCGTCATGATCCCCGAGAAGGGGACCTTGTTCGGGTGGCCCGGCGTCTCGGGAACGTCGAGCGCCATTGCTTCGAAGCGCATCGCACGCAAGCCACCGTCATTCACGCCGGCCTGCTGCATGTCCATGCGGGCGGATTGATGCGCTTCCCACTTCGACGTGTCGAGCCCCAGTTCCTTCGCGCGATGAAGGATCTTGCGCCGCGCCTCGGCCCGCTCGGCGTCGCTCAGCCCCTTCGTGTGGTCCACCATCGACCACGCCATACGGGTGTGGTCGACGTCGTTGGGCGTATTGCGAATCGGCAGCGCCCGCTTGGCCGGGACCGCGAAATCGTCGGCGCCGAGCGCGTCGCGTTGTTCTTTGGTGAGCGGCATAGATGCCTCAGAGGGACTGGATGCGCTCAAGCAGCGCGGCGTGTTGCGCGCGCACGAGTTCATCGACGCTTCGCGCCCGCGCTTTCAAGTCGATGAGAGCGGTTTCCACGGCGGCCAGCGCGCCATGCATTGGGCCGGCAGGCGTGGCGGCGATCGCTTGCGCAAGCGTTTCGCTTAATCGCTGCGTTTCTTCAGCAACGAACTGTTCCGCGCGCCCGGGTTCCGCAGCAGTGAGTTCGTCCGTAGTGACCGCCGGCCGAGCGTCTTTTGAGGGGCGCGCCATGATCAGGCGACGATGACCGCGTCGAACGAGCCGGCCGCCAGCGCATTCGCGGCGAGTCGGGGCGTCAGCGTGACTTGGAAGCTGTCGAACGTCTTGTTCGACACGAACCACGTCGCATCCTGACCCGGGTTGATCAAGACGCTGTAGTTCGCCGGCAAGTTTGCCGAATTGGGCAGTGTGACCGTCGTCGTGACGGCCGAGCCAGCACCGCCGCCCGCCGCATTTGCGATGCCCGGGATCGAACCGAGAATCGCGCGGTCCTGATGCGCGGGCGTCGCGCCATCCGGCGATTCGATGGTGTGTTGAATGATGCTCATTCGGTTTCTCCAATGGAGGATTTGATGTCGGGATCGTCGACTTCCTTCGCGCCCTGCGCGGCCTTCATGGCGATCTGCATGTCGGCGTAGGTCAGATCGGCCCAGCGCGACTTCAGCGGCTCTAGGCCCTTCTGCGCGCGGTATTCGTTCGGCGTGGTTGAGTTGTTCTCGTATTCGATCTTGAAGATGTCGGCGATCGCCTTTTCATCCTCGCGATCGAGCCCGTCGAATTGGAACCTGACATTCACCAGGCCATGCCGCGCTCGGAGCACGTCACGATTGATGTGCGCCTGGATGCGCAGCGCCATCGGCTTGATTGCCGAATCCCAGTCGCGATCCTCGGCCGTCTCCGCAGTATTGCGGTTGACGTCGCGCTCGATGCCAAGGCCTTGCGGCGAAAGCTGGAAGCCGGTCGCAATCTCGCGGATCAGGAACTCTTGCCACTTCAGGTACAGCGCGTCATCGGTGCCGGCGTGCAGGCGAATCACTTCTGGCTTGACGGGGCCACCGACGATAGGCGTCTGCCCCTGTCCTTCGATCTCGTTGCGCCAGTAGGCGCGGAACGTCAGGATTTCATTCTTGTCCGCGACTGGCCCCGGATAGATCAGGTTCTGGGGCTGCGCATTACTCGCGGCGTTCGATGCGTATCGGCCGACGCCGAGCTTCCACGAGATCGAGTCGTACGCAATTTCGAGCGGCCCATAGCCGTACGGCGTTTCCGTCGACGGATTGAGCCGCATGTAGATGATTTCCTCGGCCCGCAGTTGCTTTGCGTTGACCTCAGAAAGAATCGAGCCGCCCGTGTAGCCAAGCGCCTGCAGGAAGCGGATCGATTTCGGGTTGCCGTCCCACTTCACGACGGGGCGAATCGTCGTCGCATCGACCGGCCATAGCCATATAGGGCGCGCCGGGTCGGGCGATACGGCCTGTTCCAGGGTGCCGGCGCCGGTTACCAGCGCATCTTCGATCCATTGCTCGAGTAGTGTCGTGAAGCTGTCCGACTCGTTCGGGCTATCGAGGCATCGCGCGACGATCTCCGCTTGCTGTTGCGAAGCGCGTGCGCCATTCTCGGTGACGATCTGCCACGGCAGTGTGCTGATCGCGTCCTTGATGCGATTGATGGCGCGACGCGCGTACACCGTTCGGCTGAAATAGCGCAGGTTCGTCGGCGTCGGTTTGGGCGTGCCCAGCGTCCGATTCTGGCCCATCAAGCTGATAAGCTTCGGGTACGCGAGGGACTCACGCTCCGGCTGGTACCGGCGGCGCGCGGCCCAGAGGCGGATGTCTGTCAGAAGTCCCATGCGTCAGGCGAAGAAGGTTCTCTGCTCGGCGAGCAGCTTGTTAAAGGCCCGGCTCAGCGCATCGACCTGATCGTCGTGGATGCCGAAGGGGAACATCGCCATCTCGTCTTTCAGGTCCTTATTCCACGGCGCGCGCAGCATAACGACGTTGCCTGCCTCGACCTGCGCGGCGAACGGCTTCGCTCGCACGACCTTGCTACCAGTCTCGGGGGTGAACTCAACGTCATAGCCGGCGAGCAACTGCGTGAGGCGCAGCGCTTGCGCAATACCCGCTTGTCCAGGATCCTTCGGGCCGCTGATGGCGACGCCGGTACCGTCTTGCGCCGCCGTGTTGCTCAGTGCCATTTCGACGTCAAGCGGCGAACCTCGGAAGCGGTTGATGTCCGCGATCACGAAGCGGCCGTCTTCCGCGCGCCCGAGTAACGCTCCGACTGTCCAGTCCGGCCGTTTGCCGGGCTCCGGTACCGTCGCGGCAAAGTCCCACCCACGCGCCCATCGAACTCCAACCGGGAGCGCATCGATGTAGCCGAGCTTCTCAGTCTTGAACGTGCCGCCGCCAGGTGGCGCGGGGCTTTGCTGCAGCTGCGCGGCGGCGTCATAACTGCCGAGCGTCGTCTTCAGATCGGCGATTTCCGCCGCTCCAAACATCTCCGGCCACAGCAGCTCGCCCGCGTTGGTGCGCGGGTCTTCAAAGCCGATGCACGTCACGCAGCGGCGCTGCGGCTCGTATTCGGCCGGGAGAATCAGCTTTTCCCAGCCGCCTTGTTCGATGGCCCATCCAGCGGGGTCATCCTCATGCACGCGCTGCATGATGAGCACTTGCGCGAACGTCGACGGATCCACACCGCGGGTCGACATCGCGCGCATGTGCGAGAGCGCCTGCGCTCGCATGGCGGGAGATTCCGCATCGTTGGCGCGGATCAAGTCGTCGTTGACGACGCAATGCACGCGCTCGCCGGTGCCGACGCCACCGACGGAGGTGTTGACGCGAAAACCCTGGCGATCGTTGGCGACGTACGGGTCCGTCGTCTTGGTCAGGGAAAAGCTATGGCCAAAATGCCGCTGAAACCACGGGCTGTCGATCAGCGCGCGCATCCGGTTGCCGTCGCGCACCGATAGATGCGACGAGTAGCTACCGAACAGCCAGCGATAGTGCGGCTGCTGTATCCAGTGCCATGTCGGCCAAAACACGCATACCGACAGCGACTTCATGTGCCCTGGCGGCACATTGATCAGCAGCTTGCGAATCTCGCCTCGTGTGACGGCTTCCAGGTGCTCGGCGATCGCATCGACGTGCCAACCATGCCGATAAGTCGTCTCAGGTTCGAGCACCGGCCACGCTTGCCGGATGAACTCACTGAGCTTGCGCCGCGCCTTCTCAGCGCGGATCGCCTCCATGCCCGGCAGGCGAGCCAAGCTTTGCGGCGAGAGCCTCGAGGTTCGCGAGTTCATCGTCGCTCAGATTCGAAAGGTCAGAGGTCACACCCATGGATGGCGCCGCGTCGCGGGCTCGCTTGTTCATGTCGTCGACCGTGTCCTTGTTGGCGCGCAACAGATTGAGCGCGATCTCGCTCGACTCATTGGCCATCCGGGTCAGCACTGCGACGCCCTTCAGGGCCGAGACGCTTTTGTCGTCGGTCAGCGGCGTCGCGTCATCGATCTCTGCGACTTTGCTGTGTGCGATCCCGGACAGACGATGCGCGGTCGCCGCGCCGAAACGGGCGGCACCAGCAAGATGATCGGATATCGCTTTCAGATCGTCGGCAAGTGAACGCGCCGCCATCTGTTCAGAAACGTTCAGAAACGAAAGGGCACGTTCCGTTTCAACTATTTGTTTCGCAACGCTTTTTATCGTTTCTGTGCGTTTAGAAAACCGTGCGGAAATCGCCGCCTTGCTGACGCCGAACTCGCGCGCGAGCGATGCAGCGGATTCACCCGCAAGAAGCCGCTTCCCGATCGCTTCCCACTGTGCGTCAGTCAGTTTGGAGGGGCGAGCCATAGTGCTTCTGGATGAATGGGGGTTGCCGTCCGCCCGTCTCCCCGAAAACCCCGCGTGGCAGGCGGGTAAAACAGGGCTTACGCTACGTCGGCGGCTGCCGCGGATGTCAGGGCTCTCACGGCCTACCCATGCAATACAAAAAGCCCGGCACGCGGCCGGGCGAATCCGAAGACTCTCGGCTTCGGAGGAGACACGGTGGTTGCGGAAGGGAGGACTTGAACCTCCAACCTCTGGGTTATGAGCCCAGCGCGCTACCAATTGCGCCACCCCGCAACAGGGAAAAGGCGGATGAGAGCCATCAGCGAGCCCGCCAACCCGTTCGCCGCGTGGGCGCGCTTGGCCAGCCATGCCGGCAGTCTGCGGGTTTGCTGATGGTTCTGGGTCAGTGCCGCGTCGCGAACATGGCTTGCGCGGCATCGGCGGGCGTCAGGCCGGCTATGAAGTAGCCGTGCATCGTTTCGTATGCCTGAGCCGTCGGGCGCCATGGCGGGACGATGTAGCCAGCAGCAACAGCCTCATCGAAGGCGACGCGCGTCCATTCGGACAGCTTCGCCTGGTCGGCTTCGGAGAGCGTCTCGACGAGCATTTCGGTCTCCGAATGCAAAAAACCCGCGCGGCGTAACCGGGCGGGTTTCAGAGGGTATTGCGGTGAGTCTGGCAAATCCTATAGGGTTTGTCGCAAAAACGCAAGGTGTTTTTGCGCTCAATCGCACGCCAGTTCTGGCTCTCCGCGGATCATCACGTCGGCAGATTCGTCCTCGACGTATTCCTCGCTTTCGACGACGCCTTGCGCCTTGAATTGCGGGTCCAACCTTGCGATGCCGAGCGCCTCGATCGCCGTGTAGTGCTTGCGCATCCATAGCGCCGCGCGTTGTACCGCATCCTTCGTCACCTTGAACTCGTCCGCGAGATCGCGCAGCGAGAGCTCGTCGCGCCGGCGGCGCGGCAGATAGTGGCGGACGGTCAGCTTCGTGGAAGGCTTCAGGCCCAGCCCGCAGCTGCGGCGCGCATGCAGCGCGAGCCGCACGACGCCGCGCTGCTGATCCTCTCCGATGCCAAAGCGGGCGAGTAGGGCCGCCGATTCGGTCAACGGCAACCGGTCGCGCACGGCGGCCGCGATCATCGCGCATTGACCCCGTACTTCCATCTGCGACAGGCCGCCGAAATCCACGCTGCCGGAGCGCTCGCCCTTGAGCTGGTCCAGCCAAACCTGCTGGCGCTTCGTCAGGTTGGGCGCCTGCTCGAGTACCTGAATCAGGAACTGGCGAAACTTGTTCTCTCCCATGGCCGGTACCGAGAGGATGAGGAACGAAACGTGAAGGGCCTGTTCTGTGCTTTTGAATATCGCGTTCACTTGGGTTCCTCGAGGGTGTAGAGCATGCAGCGCTTTGTTTCTTCGATGCGCAGCGCGGCAGGGCGCATCCGTTTCTTGCAGGCGACCTCCGGGCCGCCAAAGGGTGATTTGAGAATGAGGCGGCATCCCTTGCAGGTGCCGCGCTCGCGTGCGATGAGAATTTCGAGAGGGTCTTTCGTGCGTTCGTGGCGCGGATCTCCGTAGCGCTCGATGTGGCGCTTCACGCGTCTTCCTCGCCGGTGACCCCCAAGAATCGGTATTCGATGCGACCAGGTTCTGGTTCTGATTGCTCGAAGGCCTGCGCCACGTCCCAGTCGGTCACGATCGGCTCGGCCGCATGGACGAAACTTGGCTCGCGCCATCGGGAGAGTAGGCATTTCAACCAGCGGATCATCGACGCACCTCCAACATTCCGCGCTCGGCGAGCGCGATGTAGGTCTTCGCCACCATCTCGAATTCGAAGGCCCGGCGCTCGGTCTTCGGCAAATCGCCGCCCTGGTCGAGCATGGCGTGACAGCCGCGCGCGCCGGGACGATCCGCGCACAGAGCCGCCAGCGCCGCGTCGGATGCCTTGATCGCGCCGCCCTTGCCGAAATTCATGTGGGCGGCCTGCGTGTATCCCTCGATGCCGCACTTCATGCACGGCAGTGAGGTAACCGCGCGGCGCAGCGCTTCCGATCGATAGGTGAGAGCTTTCGGGAAGATCAGGCGCGCCGTCATTGCTCGAACTCGCAGAGAATCGACTCGACCATTTCCTCGCCGCGCTCGTCGTCCAGATGCGGCCAGAGATAGCGGTACGCGTGAGGCGTGCGCAGGAATGCTTTGACGCTCTCGTGGACCTCGTGAAACTCGGCGTCGTCGAGCGCTTCGTATGAGATGGAGCGGGGCAGCGCGACGAGTTCGCCGTCGGGCCCCGGCACGAAGTCGCAGTGACCGGCTCCGACTTCCAGCCACTTGCGCATGCGCTCGGAGTCCGTGAAGACCTCCTGGCATTTGAAGAATGCCGTCAGCATCACGAAGTGCAGGCGATGAAAGCGCTCGCTGCGCGGAATCCGAAATTCGAAGGAGAGCGTCTGCCCGGGCTGCAACTTGCCGATCTTGTTGCGAAAGCGCGCGTAGGCTCGTTCATTCTTCTCGTCGAGGCCCGCGAGCTTGCCGCATTCGTTGATGTGAAGGATGACTTTGCTCACGCGGCCTCCAACTCGTCGTCGTGCAAGTGCTTGATGACCCTGCCCGGCATCGCCTGGGGTGCGCAGACCAAACCGGCCGCGATCGCGAATGGGTTTGCCATCTTTTTGCCGGTTTTCGCGCCTCGCCGGGCGAACGGCCGTGGGGCGTCGGGCAAGCCGTTTGCCACCGCCCACTTCGGTGCCCATCTGCCGCCGTGCGTCGGCGGCTCCCATCCCCCAACGCGCAGTTGCTCGCGGTAGGACCGGATGAGGTTCTGCGCGGCGCCGTCGCAGATTCCGAGGCGCTCGCTGATCTGTCCGCGGCTCAATGGGCCGTGCGTATTGAGCAAGGTGAGCAGGCGTTCAAGCCCGGGGCGCCGTTTCGCCAGACCCGCTTGGGGACGCGAGAGCCCTTCCAATTTGGCCATGCGATGAACGGAGCCAGGCGTGTGCCGCGGGAACAGGGCCATCAGCTCGGCGTGCGTTGGCGTGGTGGCGTAGCACTCGCGCAGAAGCGCGACTTCCGGCATCAGCCAATCGTTCTTGATCACGCTGCCTCCAGGTCCAACGCGCGCACGATCACGTCAACGCGCGGCGCGGCGCCGTAGCGCTTCTGCAGGGTGACGTCGGTGATGCGCGCGTCGTCGACGTACACCACGCCGTTCATGCCATCCTTCAAGGCCTTGAGCACGTTGTCGGCGTCCGGCTTCTTCGTCGCGCCGACGAGGCCGGTACGGGCCTTTTCCTGTTTCTTTTTCGACCAGCTTTGCGGGATCGGCAAGTAGACTGCGACGATAAGTGCGATCGGCTGCTCGAGCGGCACCGCGCCGGCCATCACCTGGGTCGCTGCCAAGCGCACGAGGTTCTCGTATCGCTCCGTCTTCTCCGGCGTGTAGTGGCGTGTGAAAACACGCTGCTTGCCGCCGGCGTCTACGCCGATGCGCGAACTCGACTTAGCCCGGCCTTTTGCCACCGGCACGCCCGGCACCGTGAACACGATTTGCTTCATGCATCGATCTCCTTTCGCGCGCGGGCGAGTTCCTTTTCGAGTTGAGCGATCCGCTCGTCCTGTGCCTTCACCTCGGTCCATAGGCGCTTCGCAAGCGCGTCGGTCATGCTGTCGATCCATTGCGCTTCGCGCTTTCGCATGAAGGCGCGCAACTCTTCCGAGGTCTGGTCGCCGATCCAGGTCATTGCGCACCTTCGAGAAGAAGGCGCGTCGACTCGACGGGCATGGGCGTGACGCCGAGCAGCGGCTTGTTTGAACCTCCGGCGAGCACCGCTTTAGCCGCCTTGGCATTCCCGATGAGCAGGGGCGCATCAATCGCGAAACCGGCTTTGCTGTTCGCCGCTTCCGCAATGCCGATCAGCACGGGCAGGTAGTCCGGGGTTTCACTGCGCATCCGGTACCCGCGATAGCGATTCACGAACTCATTGCGCACGAACGGCCATTCGTCTTCGGCCTTGGCACCGAGCGGAACCCAACCTCCCATGTCGGTCACGACGCGGTGAATCACCGGATCGTCGAACACGACGCTGCGGTAGGTGCCGACTTCGCGCACGGCGCGATCGACTTTCGACCAAGCGACCAGCGCGGCGTCCTGAGTCGAGCCGGAGAGCATTTTCACGACGTCAGCGGGGCGCGGCAGGAACTGACCACTGTCCGGATTGACGCAGTGACGGTTCAGCGCATCGGCGACTGCGGCGAAGTCGTAGGGGAGCATTGCCTCCCACCAAACGCGTCCGGCGAACTCCGAAAAGTCGCTTTTGTAGAACGCATAGACGTCTGCGATCAGGGCAAAAAACCCGGGCTTGTCCGAAACGATCACGATCCCTCCTTGGCGAGCCGCTCTGCGATTTCCCGGTTCTTGGCCTCGAGCTGCTGCTGCTTGTTCGGCCGTCCCTGGGCCGGCTTGATGCGGGCATTGATGGCGGCAGAGATCCACGCGGCGGGCTCGACGGGCTTTTCGCGCATGAACTGCGCGGCAAGCCCCCATGCGCCGTCATCACCGAGTTGCTTGCGGGCCGCACCCATGAGCGACCGCGCGTTGCGGTCGGGTACGCCGCGCTCGACCAGCCACGGCACGGCGACTTGGAACACCGCTTCTTCGGCTGTGAGACCGGGAGGCATTTCGACGGCACGCGACGCGTCAGCGTCCGTACCGTCAGGTACGGAATTACTGGTTCTGGTACTGGTTCTGGTGCCGTCGCCCCTACTGGATTCCTGAGTCCGTCCATCTTCTGTCCCGTGGGACACCTCTGGGACTCCACCGTCATTCCCGTTCTTTTCCGCCTTCTTCCGCTCGCGGTACGCGGACTTCCGGTTGCGATCCTTGTCCCGCGCGGCGAGCATCTCGCTAACGCGACGCGAGATCGTGTCGTGATAGAGACGGCCATCGGAGGCCTTCCAGAACCCACGGAGCAACGTGCTCCGGTGTTTCGTGAAAACCGATGGCTTCATCCCGATACGAACTGCGATCAGCGCATCATCGTCAGGTAACGACCCGCAAGGCGCCTGGCGCCACGCTGCGGCCCAGATCATCAACAGCCATGGGCGCAGTTCCACGGGCGTCAGTGCCCACGTATCGGACTGGTCGATCTGCTCGAGGTCGAGCTCGAACCGCCAGCCCTTAGCGCGGGTATCCGCCGGATAGGGGGCTGCAGGCAGCTCGCTCAAGCCGCCTCCATCTCTTCGAAGCCGAAGAGAGTCGGCGTCGACATCTCGAGTTCAGCCTGCTTGCAATATGTGGCGCCGTCCAGGAAATACGCCGGATTGAGCTCCGCAGCTCGGCCCCGTCGACCGGCCTTGATCGAGCGGAACGGTACCGTCATTAAGCCGCCGAACGGGTCATAGACTTCCTCGCCCGGCATCGACCACTGCGCAATCGCGCGGTCAGCGATATCGAACTGCATCGGGCATAGGTGCATTTCCTTGCCCTTTGCGGACTGTGCGCCATTCAGCGTCAGCATCCTCGTGATGTCGGTCCAGACCTCGTTGGACCAGCTTTGCGGTTGAAGGAGCATGAACGTCGATGGCAGTTTCCCAGAGGCCTCCAGAGCTTCGCCGAGTCGCACATCGTGCTCGAAGTCATAAACGTTCTCGAGCGAGTGCTTCTTGAACAACTTGAAGATCTCATCGTGCTTGAGCGCCTGCAGCTCTTCCGGTGTCAGCAACCGCTGGCCCGAGGACCTGGTGAAGCCGTGCGCGTCCAACTGCCATCGGGCCCGCGAGTATCCGGTACCGACCACCATCGGCCGCTCGCGATCGAATGGGATCATATTGCCGTCTTCATCAAGACTGAACGGCTTGAGCTTTTCGACTGGCTTGTCGGCGTAGCTGTTCGTGCGGTCTGTGGGCGGCTTACGGAACATCAACAGGTATTCCGGCATCCCGAAGCTCATCTTCGTTGCGTCTTTGCACTGCTCGGACCAGCCGAGGCGATAGGTCTGATTGTTCTCTCGCACGACGTCCGTCACGATCGTCTTCATTCCCATGTAGGCGAATCCATGCTTTGTGAAGTGCTCGATCGTCTTGCAGTGGAACGGATACACGGTCTGGAAGCCGAGACCTGTCATCCCACCGGGCACGATTCGATCTTTCACGTGGATCGCAGCAATACGGCCGGGATGCAACACGCGCAGCAGTTCCGGCGTCAGATAGTCCATCTGCTGGAAAAAGTGCTCGTTGCTGTCGGTGTGGCCGAAGTCAGCGTAGTTCGGCGAGTACTCGTATTGCGTGGAAAACGGGATCGACGTAAGGATCAAGCCGACGCTGTCCGATTCCATGCGGCGCGTCTCGTCAACGCAATCATTGTTTGCGATCGCGTAATCGCGGCCGCGCACTTCCACACGCTCGACGCCGAGCGATCGAGTCAGGACCGATGCCATCGCCGCGCGCGACAGGCCGAATTCGCGGATGATTTCTGCCATTTTTGCGGTCATCTCATTGTGCTGTTGCCACTTACGCTCGAGGTCGCGGCGGACCTTGCGCTCGGCAGACGTGTAGATCAGATCGACGCGCACCGGCCGCGTTTGCAGAAAGCGCTGGATGCGGTGTATCGCCTGAATGAAGTCGGCGAACTTGAACCCGATGCCGAGGAAGATCGCCCATGCGCAGTGCCGCTGCAGATTAGATCCGGCGCCGAGCAGAACGGGCTTAGTGGCCAGTTCCTGAATCTCTCCATCTTTGAAGGCCAACACCGAGGCCTCGCGTGCTTCGAGATCCTGCGAGCCATAGACCGTTGTGACGCCAGGAATCGCTTTTTCAATCGCGAGCCGCTCAGCCTCAAGGTCGTGCCAGAGCAGCCGATGTGCGGCCGGATCCTCGGCGCGAATCTCCATCATCTTGGCGATGCGCGCCGACAAGCTGTCACGCTTCTCGCGGGCCGCTTCGACGACGCCGATCGCTTCGGCGCGGAACATGCGCGCCTGCCCGGAGACCTCGTGGCCGGCGCCGCTGTGATCGGCTTCGACCTCGTGCCAGCGCACGTCGATTGGCGGGAGTTCGTAGCCTTCATCGCTATACCCGAGGTCAGATGGCTTCTGAACGAAGAGGGCCCAGCTCGCCATCCACAGCCAGAACTCGCGTTCCTTGTGTGGGTGGATCGTCAGTTGGTCCGCCTTCTCACTGTTGCGCTTGAAGAATCGCGTCTTCGCCTGACCGACATCCATCACGCCGAGGAACGCGCAGTAGGCGAGCAGCTCGATGTATTCGTTCGGGCTCGGCGTCGCAGTGGCGACAAACCGGTACCGCACGCCATCGCCGGCGATACGGTTATTCATGTCGCGGCGATCGTCGCCGGCGAATATGGCCATGAATTCGCGGAACGTCTTCGTGCCGCCGAATCCGCGCAGGCAAGCTGCCTCGTCCAGGCTAGCCACACTGAAATGGCGCGGATCCAGCTTGCCGTCGCGAACCGTCTCGTAGTTGGTGAGGTAGATTCCTTCCGGGTCGTCGCACTCTTCGATGCTTCGCACGAACTTGACCTTGATGCCCAGCATTTCCGCGTCGCGGATGAATTCCTGTCGGACGCCGAGCGGGATTACGATGATCGCCATGCCGCCGGCGCGGGCCCGCGTGATGCGCACGGTCTCCAACTGGATCACCGTCTTGCCGAGGCCGAACGCACAGAAGATCGCGCGCCGTCCGCCGGCGACCGCCCACACAACGATAGCGATCTGGTGGGGCTTCAGCTTCGGGTTGACCTCGCTCGGCTCGATATCGAATCCAAAGGATTCCGCCATGCGGATCTTGGCCTCCAGGAAGGCACGATAATCGGGCGTGCTCATGCCGCGACCCCGGCAATTTGATGCTCGTGCGCGAAGTTGGCGCGGATCAGCGCCGTCGCCACATCGGGACAAACGCTGTTGCCGATCATGCGCACCTGAGACGACTTCGAGAGCCGCTTGCCATTGACGATCGGATCGAGCACATAACTCGCGGGGAACCCTTGTGCGATCTTCAACTCATGCGGTTGCAGCATGCGCATGCCGATGTCGACGATCGCGTAGTCCTCGCCGTGGATCGTCACCAAGCCGAGTCGGTCTTTCGTCGGAATGGTGTGCATCGGCTCGCGCATGTGCTGCCATTGGCCGCCCTCGCCGTAGTACTTGATAAGGAAGGCTCGGACCTCGCCAACATGGCCACCACCGGCCGTAAGCGTTGGCACTGGCTCGCGCACATCTTGTCCAAACTGGTTGTTTCGCAGCTTGACCAGGTGGGACGTCACAATCGTGGTGTCGGCTTTGCTCGTGACTGTGGCGAGCGGTTCGCCCGCGTCGCGCGGTCGGGACTGACCGGCGCGGCCGCCGCAACCGACAAGCTGCGCGGTGACCAAATGATGGTGATCCTGCGTCGTGATCGTTCCGGTCGGGCCACCGAGTGGTGCGCCCGGCGACTCGTGGCCGCCGTAATGCTTCGCCAGGAATGCCGACACGACCGCATGCTTCACGCCGCCTGCGACGGCGGTACCGAGCGGCTTGTCGAGGCCGGGCACGCGCGGCTCTTGTCCATCGCGCTCGCCGTAGCCGGTCTGGATCAGCGTTGCAGATACAAGCGCCTGCTCGCCGCGGTGCGCGCCGGTGACAGTCGCGATCGGGGCATCGAGTGGCGCTGTCCGGTCGGTGCCGTGATGCGTCACATGCATGAGCGTCGGCGCGACAAGGTATTTATCGTTCGAGCTCGTAACCGTGCGTATTGGCTCGTCCACACTCCAGACGTTGGGCCCGCGTCCCGTGGTCGTGCTATGCGCCACGGAAACAATGAAGGGATCGGCGCTATCCACCACGAACTTCATGATGCCTTTCGCGATCCGCCGCAATGTCGCATCCTTCAAGGGCTTGGCGCGCTCGAAGATGGACGGGCATGGCAGCGACCAATCGATGCAGTCGGCGGCTGTGCGCCAAGGCAGCAGTTCGCCGCGTTTCACGGCATTGCCCTTCGGATCGCCATGCGTAGGAGTCGGCCATACGATCGGCAGATGGTCGCGGCGCGCAACGAGAAACAGGCGCTTGCGGATCGTCGGTGCGCCGAAATCGCACGCGCGCAGTTCACGCCATTCGACGGCGTAGCCTTGCGCGCGCAGTGCATTCACGAACGATCTGAATGTGCGGCCGCGACGCTTCGGGCAAGGGCGCCCGTCGGCGCCGAGCGGCCCCCACGTCTGAAATTCTTCGACGTTCTCGAGCATGATGACGCGCGGCTTGACCGTGGACGCCCAGCGCAGCGCGATCCAGGCGAGCCCGCGAATCTTCTTCGATACCGGCTTGCCGCCCTTGGCCTTCGAAAAGTGTTTGCAGTCGGGGGATAGCCATACGAGGCCGACCGGTTGATTGCCCGTGATCGCGACAGGATCGACGTCGAACACGCTCTCGCAATAGTGCTTCGTGTGAGGGTGGTTCGCTTCGTGCATCGCGATCGCCTCGGGATCGTGGTTGATCGCGATGTCGACCGGGCGACCGAAGGCCCGCTCGAGGCCGGTACTCGCGCCACCGCCGCCGGCGAAGTTATCGACGATCAGTTCGGAGCCGAGATTGAGCGGCAAAGAGAAAGCGTCACGCTTCATGCATCAGTCTCCGCGACGCAGCGAGGCGAGGGCGGCCATGAACGCAGCGCTCACGGGCCCGCGTTCCTCGACATACCGCCAGAAGCGATACCGGTTGCGAAACGTTTGGTGGCTCAGCGCCTGCCCGCAGATCGCGAGCTTTTCGATGCCCGTGAGCTTCATGCTGCCTCCCGAATGCGGGGAATTGCGGGGCCACGCTGCGCGTTGCACGAACGGCATACGGGCTGGACGTCCAAAGGACGGTTGTAATCACGGTGGTCGTAGTGCGCAGCGCGCTGACCGCAGTCCACGCACGCGAGCGTGTCGGGACGGGCAAGCTTTCCAGAACGCACGGCGTCATATACGGCTTTCAATGCGGCCTTCTGACCTGTCTCGCGAATGCTCGGCAGATGCATCCTTTTATTGGCGGTTGCCGCGACCTTTCGGCAGGTGAGACACCACTTCGTTTTTCCGTGGCGCGCCGAAATGTCGATGCCGCAACCAGCGCAATTGCGTTTCTGGCTCATGCTGTAATCCCTGCCTGTTTCAGCAATGCGACAAGCTGCGGCCCGAGCGCCTGAATCTGCTCGACGGCAGCTTGCTTCGTGTTGCGCCTGTCGCCAAGAAACTTCTCGACGAGGAAGTAGAGCGGTGTCATGTCGCCGGTCTTCTCGAGGTAAAGCTCGAACATGTCGAGCGAGAGGTGCCGCACCGGATCGTCTGAGAGTTTCACGCTCAGATTTCCCGGCGCTTCGTTCAGATCGGCCGCCACTCGCTTCAAGCCACGCTGATAGACACCTTGCGCCATGCACTCACGCGCGCTGTTAAAGCGCTCCGTCAGCCCTGCCTCGAAGTCGAGAACAAGCTGCGATTGAGAATTGGTGTTTTTGTTTGATCTCATCTCGTATCGCTGCGGCGCAGCAGTTATCAATTGGGGCCAAAGAAAATGGCGTCGAACAACAAACGCCGATCCAACAACTACGAGAACCGCGATGTACCTATGCCGCTTTTGCTTCCGCCGTCTTCTTCACGCCGCCACCGCCTTTCTTCTCGGAAGTGCTATCGACCGAACCAACCGGGGCTTGTGTGTCGTCCGAAGCCCTCACGCGATCTATAAGATCGGCAAGAAAGAGATCGGGCCGCTGCAACTTCACCTCCGCCGGGATGCCGCGAAATTTCCAGTTGTGGACGCGTTGTGCGCCGCCCTTTTCTGGATAGCCGAGGAGTCGAGCGACTTCGGATGCGCCGCCAAGGCGCTCGATCAGTTGCCAGTCCGGGTGTGGGGTGGTGTCGTTCGTGTCCATGGCGACATTAAACACCATGTTTAGACGGAATGCAAACGCCACGTGTATCAACAAGGCGTTTACTCGCGAGAGAATCGCGGCATGGAAAAAGTGATGCATGAAACAGCTCGGCGACTTTTCGACGGCGCCAAGAAGGTGCGGCCGGACATCGAGACCCCGGCGGATTTGGCGCGCGCGCTCAACCAGAGTGAGCAGACGATCAACAACTGGTCATATCGCGGGAACGGTGTTTCGAAGCAGGGACGTCTGCTCGCCCAGAAAGAATTAGGGATCAGTGCCACGTGGATAGAGGACGGCAGCGGCGACATGCTCACTGCGGAGCACAAAACCGGCGCAAATGATGCATCAATTACAGGCCAGGATAAGGCGCTTATTAAGCGTTTGCTTCCAGAGGGTCACGGTAACGTCGTGACGTGGGAGCGGCCGGAAGATTTGGAGGATGACGAAGACAGAGTCTGGATCGACCGCTATGACTATCGTTTCTCGGCGGGGTCCGGTTTGATGCAGTGGGAAGTAAGGCAAAAGAAGGCGTTGCCGTTCGATGTTGGCTTCTTCAAGGCGCTCGGCGTGCGGCCGCAGGACTGCCGGTTAGCGCAAGTCCACGGCCGCAGCATGGAGCCGTATCTATTCCACCGCGACATGATGATGATCTGCACGGCCAAGACGCAGATTCGCGATGGTCTCATCTATGCCGTCTATTTCGAGGACGAGCAACTGGTGAAGCAGATATTCAAAGAGCCCAATGGCGGCCTGCGGCTGCACTCTTACAATCCTGAATACCCAGACCGCATCCTGGTGGGTGAACAGCTCGAGGCTCTTCATGTGGCAGGCGAGGTGGTCTATAGGTCCGGCTCTGGGTTGGCTGGCGGTAACTGAGTAGGAAGGCCAATGGCCACCGCGCACAAGTCGACGATCTTCACGAAGGCATTTGCGATAGCCATCATCGGCACGCCGGTGCTGCTCTATCTGCAATTTCGCGGCGGTGGCGATTTGTCACCCGCAGCCTTCCCCGTAGGCTCTTTGCAAGTAACGCGGACAGCAGGGTATGCATGCCCTACGCGCGACCTCCTGAACCGCGCAGCCAGTGATGGCGCCGCAGCACTCGCATCCAATGGCGGCTCATGCTTCGTCATGCCGTCCGGAGTCGAAGTGCGAATCGCGCGAGCCGACTCGACCGTCGTTCAGTTCCAACTGGCGAATTCGCCGAATGGCACAACGATGTGGACCCGAACTCAAGCCTTTTCGCGATAACCCTTCCGCGCTGTTGATCTGAGGCCCGCTCCGCGCGGGCTTTTTGCGTTTGCACCCCTTCCGGCGACACTCTCAACAAAAATATAAACATGGTGTTTGACATTCGCATAAACATGGTGTTTAATTCTCCTCAACGCAGCACCGAACCCACTGGAGACCGCCATGAGCAAGAGCAAACAAGACTGGACCGTAGGCCAAAGCGTTCGCGTCGGCTTCCTGAGCCTGGTTGTAGTCGCCGGGCTCGAAGCGACGGGCGACGGCAACCCGGGCGCCTACATCCTGACGAACGGCACGCAGCTCTATTCGTTCGTGCCGCATAACGGGCTGAGCAAGATCACTGACGAGCAGGCCGTCGTGATGTGCGAGGAATCGAAGCGCATCACCGCCGCGCGCGCTGCCCGCGCCCAAGCGCAAGTCGCACGCGTCGCCTCGAATGCTGCGATGTGCGCGCGTCTGCAAGCGATCGCTGCCTGAATCTGAATACCCAGCGGTGAGCAAGTGCTTGGGGCAGCGGAAGTAGCGCGTAAGACCCCAGGCGGCATGACAGGAGAGCGAGATGAGTCTGTTCGCAAAGGATTTGTTGGAACTGCGCGCGATGCCGCGCAATCCCGATGGAAAGCTCGGCGGCCTCATTGAAGTTTTGCTGCGCGAGCTGGCGATCAATCTGATCGCGCCCGGCGTGGCGAGCGTTCATGCGGGCCTGTGACGCCCACGTTAGCGCAGCTCGAAACGTTGGGCGATTGGATTATCGATCGCGATCACGCTCGAGTCGTCGAGGCCGAAGAGCGAGAGATCGACGACGAGCAGGATGGTGAAGACGATTCGGAGGACAGGTGACATGACACCCACTGAATTGGAGAAATGGCGCAATCGCCCCGTGACCGTACGGACGTTGACCCGCTGCGATGAGTGCGGCGAGTTGAAGCAAGACCCGGCCGTGCAGTCGCGCAAGTACGAAAGCGGTTACTACGAGAGGCCGAAGTACAGCGCCAAATCAACGTGTTGCGAGCCGTGCTTTGAAGTCGTGAAGGCTCGGGCAAAAGCCGAGGCGCAGCAAGCGGAAGTAACGGAATCCTGATTTTCTGACGGGGCATCCCGTCGCAGTGAACAGACCCGCTTCGACGGGAATTTTCAGAAAGCAGTGCGCACTCAAAAGGAGTTGGCAATGTCGGACGTTATGGAAAAAGCGGCGCTCAAAGTGCCGCAGCTCGGCGAGTATTGGGAAGGCCAGGGCGGTATCTATGCTGGACTGATGCCCGGCGAGAACGGCCAACGGCCGTATCACCTGATCGTCTCGGAGGAAAGCGCCGAGGGCGTCGAGTGGGGCGAGTACGGCCAGAAGATCGAGGGCGCCGATAGCCGTATCGATGGCGCTGCCAACACCAAGGCGATCCTCGCCGCTGACGGCGATCACCCAGCCGCGCAATGGGCCGCGCAGTACACGAAGGACGGTCACTCCGATTTCTATCTGCCGGCGCAACGCGAACAGAACCTGTGCTTCGCGACGATCCCCGACAAGTTCGAGACGGACGATTGGTATTGGACGAGTACGCAGTTCTCGGCCAACCTCGCATGGTACCAGCTCTTCGATGATGGCTTCCAGAACTTCGCGGGCAAGAACCTCACCGGTCGGGCTCGCGCCTTCCGCAGATTGTTCATTTGAAATTTTTCAATTTGCAGTGCGCCGCGCGTCGCTTACGCGTGTTTTGGGAGAGGCTGGCCCGGTGCCTTAACCGGGCATCCTGAACGGATCGCGTTAGCGGGTAGCTGAACGAGCGGCGCGGGCGATGCCCTAGCTCACGTCGACTGCACCGATGGGCTGTGCCATAGCGCGATCCGTTGAGGATCATCTGCTTAGGAGTCCTCATGAATCAAGATGAGTTCAGAAGAATCGAGTTGGCGCATCAAATATCGACCGCCGTATTCCTCGGTGGGTTCGTGTCTCTTACGCTCATGCCATTTATTTGCGGCGGCAAGTGGCTCATTTCACTGTTTGGAGGTTGAGCATGTTCCGTACACCGAAACGCGGCACCGATCTTCGTCACGTCGAAACCGGCCTTACCGATGCGGAACGGCTTCAGGCCATTCAAGAATGCGCACTTCTAAGGCAGAAGCGCCTGCTCGGGGAGCGATGGGTTGGGCATCCGGCCAACGCGCCGGCGAAGGGCATTTACAACCCACTGACCGGCGCGAGGCTGGCGTGAAACTGATTCTCGCAAGCCTCGCCTACATCGGCGTGATCGTGGGATTACTCGCGCTGGTCCGCGGTGCGGGACATCAACGGAAAAAGGGGAATCGGCTGTGATTCGTGCATTCGATCGCTTCTACGAGAAGCATCCCAAAAAGGCATTCGCGGCGATGTTGCTGATTTGCGGTGTCGTGCTGTATGTCGCGCACAGCTTCGATTCAGACAACACCGCGATTCTGAAGTTGCAGATGATGCCAACCAACGCGAGGACCGCAACGTGAGCAGCCTTCGTATCCGCGCCTCGTCGTTCGGCAAGTTTTTCGACTGTGCGTATTCATGGGAAGGGGAACACTTGCTGGGCATGCGCAAGCCCGCAGGCCTGCGCGCACTACTGGGCACAAGCGTTCATGCTGGCACGGCCGCGTTCGATTCGGCGCGCCTGAGTGGCGGCGAGATCACGCCGGACGACGCTGCAGGCGCGTTCGTCGACACGCTCCACCATCCGGAGTACGACGTCGATTTCTCGAACGACAACATCACGTTCAAGGAAGCCGAGCGCATCGGCCTGGTGCTCACCACGCGGTATTGCACGGAGATCGCGCCGCTGTACACGTACACAGCGGTCGAAATGACGCTCGACCCGCTCGAGATTGATTGCGGCGGTGGCACCACGATCACGCTGACGGGAACGATGGACCGCGCTCGCGTTGCATCGACCGTCGACGGCACGATCATTCCGGACGTGAAGACTGGCGCGCGCGTTGTCACAAACGGCGAAGCGAACATCAAATCGCGCTCGGCGCAGACGGGCACTTACCAGCTCATGTACGAGCAGACGACCCGTGAGCACACGGCCGGCGCGCAAATCATTGCGCTGGGCACCACGTCGAAGACACCCGTTGCTGTGAGCCCGATCTTCGATGCGCGCCGCGTATTGGTCGGCACCGATACGGCGCCAGGGCTGATCCAGCTTGCGGCCGACATGTTCCGCGCCGGTCTTTTCCCACCGAACCCGCAGTCGTACCTGTGCAGCAAGCAGTACTGCTCGCGCTGGAACACCTGCATCTATCACGAATAAAGGATTCTCCATGAACGCACCGACTCAGCCGCGCACGTTGGCGGATGTCGCCCAGCAGCCGCATGGCGGTGGTGGCACAGACGTCACGATCAACATGTTCTCCGCTCAGGGCTTCGCGCTCGCACAGCGGTTGGCGAACGCGTATCAATCGTCGAACGCAGTTCCGACACCTTTCCGCTCGGTCGTCACGAAGCGCGAGAAGCAGGGTAGCGATTACGTTGATGTCGAGGTGCCGAACCCTTCCGCGATGGGCAATTGCATTGTCGCGATCGAGACGGCACAGGCTGTGGGCATGTCGATTACTGCGGTGATGCAGAACGCGAACATCATCGAAGGGCGCTTGACGTGGTCCGCGAAATTCGTGATCGCAGCCATCAACGCGTCTGGCCGCTTCCATCCGTTGCGATTCGACCTTGTGAACAAAGGGCCGATCAAGGCCACGTACAAAGAGAAAGGTGCGTGGAACCGCGATCAGCGCAAGTACGACATGATCGAAAAAGAGGTGGAGATCGAGAACCTCGTGTGCGTCGCATGGACGTTGCCACGCAACGTCCCGTTTCCGCGCGACGTCTATACCCTTGCGGACGCGAAAGCGGTCAAGTTGCCAGTGATCGAGTCGTCGCCTGTGAGCATGAAACTGGCAGTCGAAGAAGGCTGGTACAGCAAGCCGGGTAGCAAATGGCAGACGGAAATGAAGTACCAGATGCTCCAGTATCGGGCCGGCTCGTTCTTCGGAAATATTCACGCTCCGGACATCGTCATGGGCATGGGTCGCACGACTGAAGAAGCCATCGACACCATTGAGGTGGTACAGCAACCTGATGGTAGCTACGCGGCTGACATCGACTCGTTACGTCGCGCTGCACAGTCTCCGGCTGCCGCGCGTGCTGAAGATGATGCACGGAGCGCGATGCAACAGGCCGCGAAGAACGTGGACGAAGCCAGTCGGCGCCACAACGAAGAAACCGCTGCCGAAGATCCGGACGTCGAAAGCAAGTCGCAAGTCAATGGATCAGGCGCGCCTCTCACCGAGTCGGAGATCGCGGCGCGCCTGAACGCCGCGAGTAGCAGCGACGAGTTGAATGCCGCGATCGCGCTGATAGCTGACGTACCGGACCCCGACGCCGAAGAGCGCCTTACGGCAATCGCGGTCAGTCTGCGTCAGAAGTTCGAACGCGCCGGTCGCCGCACGCGCGGCGCCGCGCCGAGTGTCGAGTAATAGCCAATGGGGCTCGCACTCGGTTGCAGCGTATGTAGCTTGCGAGCGTTGATCTACGCCGCCGCCATCGCCGAGCCCCGCCAAACTCCGAGAGACTGACATGCAGATCCAGCACATAACAGCACAAAGCTTCGTCGGCGCGCGCGCCGTCGACGTGCAAGTCGACACGCCCGTAACGATCTTCGCCGGCCCCAATGGCGCAGGCAAAAGCAGCCTTCGCGAAGCGATCAGTGCTGCCTTGACCGGAGACATTTCGCGAGTGTCGCTCAAGAAAGAATACGGCTCGATGGTCACTGAAGGCCAGAAGAAGGCTGTCGTGTCGCTGGAAACGGATGTGGGACCGGCGAGCATAACGCTACCCGAGGGGCGCCACGTTGGCCTGACGGTCTATACGGGGGCGCTTCCCTACCTGCTGAACCCCGAACGGTTCGCCCAGTTGAAGCCCGATGACCGACGCTCGTTCCTGTTCGAGTTGACCGGCTTGCGCGCAACGCCTGAGAAGGTGAAGGCCCTGCTGCTCGAGCGCGAATGCGATAGCAAGAAAGTCGAGAAGGTGTTGCCAATGCTTCGCTCTGGCTTCCCGGCCGCAGTGAAGTTCGCCGAGGACGAGGCGCGCGAGTCGAAGGGGGCGTGGAAGGCTATCGCCGGTGAGCAGTGGGGCAAAGAGAAGAGCGCCGATTGGGAAGCGGAAGTGCCTTCGTTCGACGCCGCACGCCACGCGGAAGCGACTCGCCAACTCACCGCTGCGGAGAGCCGGATCGCGAAGGCCAATACCGAATTGGGGGCGCTTCAGGAAAAGCACCGGGCCTACATCGCTTCGCGCGAAGCTGCGGAGCGAAGCGCCGAACTTGCGCAGGGCGTCACGAGGATCGAAGCGAAGCTGGCTGCGGATCGCAAGCACCTGGAGGAAGCCGAGACCAGACTGCGTGAAAACCAGCAGCGCGCGGGCGAAGCGCCACGGGAAGGGCTCGTTCACGACCTGGCCGCAGCAGTGCGCGAGTTCACCGTCATCATCGCGGACGCGGAGAGCGTCGTTCAGCGCGAAACGGGCGCAATCAAGCCTTGGAGCGCCTACGACCTGTCCACGGTCGAGCAGGCGTATGCCGCGTACGTCGAGCAGCATGGCGAGCCGTCCGAGGGCGGCGATGCAGAGGCACGCGCGCGCCTCCCGGAACTGGCCAAAGCCCGCGACCTCATGAAGCGCTCGGTCGAGAACGATGAGCGCGACCTTGCCGCAGCTCGCGCGGCAACCGAGGCGCTCAAGCTCAAATCGGAGGTCGAGGCAGTCACGGATGAACAATTGACCGCCGCGCGCACGACGGTCACGGCAGCGGCGAATCAGCGAGACGCGCTGCGCACCGAGCTCGATAAGTTGAACAACGCGAAGCGGGCGGCCGAGTCGGCTTCGAAGAAGACAGAAGACGCCGCCAAGCACCACGCTGACATCGTCCAATGGCTGGCCATCGCAGCGGCGCTGTCTCCGGATGGCATTCCGGGCGACATGCTCGCGCAGGCGCTTGCGCCCATCAACAACCGGCTGGCTGAACTCGCGGCGTTCGCCGAGTGGGCGGTGCCGGTCGTCGAGCCCGACATGACGATCCGCGTCGGCGGCCGGCTGTATTCGCTCCTGAGCGAGTCCGAAAAGTACCGCGCCGATGCCTTGATCGCCCTGACGATCGCTGTGCTGTCGGAATCTCGGATCGTGTTTTTCGACCGGTTCGATGTACTCGACCTCAAGGGTCGCGGCGACTTGTTGGCGCTGCTCGACGACATGGCAACGCAACGCGAGATCGTCACCGCATTGGTGTTCGGCACCCTGAAGAAGGTGCCGGAGGGGTTGCCGCCCACCACGCGCGCGCACTGGATTGAAAAGGGCGAGTTGTACTCGGCCCGGATCGCTGAAGCTGCATAAACACTTTCACCACTGAACGGATCGATATGGACACCATCCTTCTCTACGACACGGAAACGAACGGCCTGCCGCAATGGAATTTGCCATCCGAAGATCCATCCCAGCCGCACGTGACGCAACTCGCCGCGGAGCTTTGTGACGAGCGAAGCGGCAACACGATTGCAATGATGGACGTGCTGATCAAGCCCGATAACTGGACGATTCCTGATGATCTCGCGGAGTTGACGGGCATCACGACTGAGCGCGCATTGGCCGAAGGTATCCCGCTCGCGGACGCGCTGCAGCAGTTCACCCGGATGTGGCGTCGCGCGGCGATGCGCGTGGGCCACAACGAATCGTTCGATGCCCGGATGCTGCGCATCGAGTACTTCCGAGTGCTCCCGATCGACGATCCGTTTCACGACGAGTGGAAGGGGGGGGCGGCGTTCTGTACCCAAGGAAAGAGCACCAAGATTCTCAACTTGCCGCCGACAGCGAAGATGCTTGCGGCCGGCCGCAAGCATGCCAAGTCGCCGAACCTCGGCGAGGCGTATCAGCACTTCACCGGCAGGCAGTTGGAAGGCGCGCACAACGCGGCGGTCGATCTGGCCGCAACGAAGGCCGTCTATTACGGCATCAAGCGAGCGCTCGCCGGTAAGGCCGCCTAACCCATTTCTGCCACCTCGAACCAGAAGGAAACCCGATGAACGCACCCAACGACTTCCGCGCAATGACCGCCGATTCCGTCGGCAAGGATCTGCTCTCCGCGCTGGTGACCGAATTGAAGTTGCTGCCCGATGTATGGCCGAAGCTGTCGCAGAAGAAGCAAGACGACATCATCGACCGGCTGCGCGCCCGTGTGCAATCGAACATCGCGATGGCGGTTCATACCCTGGCCAGTGCGGGGCGCACGGTGGTGGCGGGCGACCTCGATCAAATCACGATCAAGGATGGCGTGAAGGCTGTCATCAAGTTCAGCGCGGCCGCGCCGTCGCTGCACGAACTCTACGACGCACAGGGGAAGGCTGTTCTGGTCGTGGTGGCGGGAGCGGCGGATCACACGGCCGGTATGGATGAGGTGAAGGGGCAATCGGATCAGCGCGGCCTCGATCTCGGCGGCGAATACACCGCCGAGGACGGTGATGGGATGAACGGGCCGCAGGACGGCGACATCGTCGACGCCGAGTTTCGCCCGGTCGGCGCAATCGAACACCAACCGCTACAGGAAGAGCTCGATGCAGCCGAAGAAGCCGGTTACCTCGCGGCCAGCGAAGGCAAGCCGCAGAGCGATTGCCCAATCATGGCCGGTGCGCTTTGCATCGCTTGGGTGAAGGGCTGGAAGGCGTGGCATGAAGAGCAAGAGGGCGGCGCGCAGTAAGCATCGTTGGTTTCGGCGAAGACACACGGAGGCATCGTGCGGGCAGATATTGAGACGTACCTGGAGGCAGCAAACGAGGCGACTGCGAAGCGGATCTCCGAGCGCATTGGCCTGCCGCAACTCGACGTTGCGAAAGAGTTGAATCGGATGCATGCCGACGGCGTGATCGAGCGGGAAAAGCGCAAGGGCGGTGGCAACGAGTACGTGTACTGGCTCGCGCGCCGCAATCCTCCGACGCCTGCGAAGTCCGAACCGGCTCAGGAGGTTGCCGCGCCGCCAGCGATCCCTCCGGGCGGTGGCGCCTCGTCGGTGTCGTCAAAGCTGGACGTGGAGCCGGTGCCGACGGAGGCAGAGAAGGCCTTTGCGAAGTTGGCTGCGCAGACGCGAGAGCTGATGGAAATTTTTGGCTTGCCGCCCACCATGACCGAAGCGCTCGACGCGGCTCGGACGATGGTCGAGATCGCGAAGGCAACCGCATCCGAGCGTGACGCGCTGCGCCTACGGTGCGACGAGTTGGATGTCGAGAACGAATCCAACAAGCGGTCGTTGGTCCAGTGGCGTCAGAACTGTGCGGATCTCGAAGCGCGTATCGACGAACTGACGCTCGGCCCGATCGGATCGAAATCGCCGCTGTTCGTCACCGTTGGAAGGTACGCAAAACCTCAACGTCACGACTCGCTGGAGAAGGCGCAGAAGCGCGGCCAACGCCTCGTGCGCGGCGAAAAGGAATCGGAAGTGTTGGTGTTGGAGCCGATCGGCCGCGTCGTGCGCGGTACGGAGTGGCTGCCTCGGTGATCAGGGAATAACCGGTTTAGAAGCGCGTCGCGCTGATTGCCTCGGACGCGACGAATTTGATGGCTCGCTCGGACAGGAGCCAACTTTTTAAAGGATCGATATGAGCACAGCAGAAATCGAAATTCCGTTTCACGGTGGACGCTTGGCCGTGCCTAAAGACGCCGCAGTAAAGGCGTGGCTCGACAAAGCGCTGGGTCAAAAGGCCGAAGCATCGGCGTCAAGCATCCCGGCGGTCGGCGAGTACTGGGAGGGCCAAGGCGGCGTCTATGCCGGTTTCGTGCGCGGCGAGAACGGCGCGCCCGGCTGGCACCTGATCGTGCCGACGCACCCCAGCGCGACGAACGACAGCATCAAGTGGGGGCCGTACAACGTCAACGTCGGCGTGGCGAGTCATACGGATGGGCGCGCGAACACGCTGGCATTGGCGCTGCTGGGCGAGGAATACCAAGCTGCAACGTGGGCGACCAAGCTGGAGATCGAAGGGCACCGCGATTTCTATCTGCCCGCGCGCCGCGAGCTGGCTCTTGCCGAGGTGAACCTCGCGGATCATTTCACGAAGGGCTGGTACTGGTCGTCGACGCAGTACTCGGCCTACGGCGCATGGGGCCAGACCTTCGATGGTGGCTACCAGTACGACGCGAGCAAGAGCGACACCGGTCGGGCTCGCGCCTTCCGCAGATTGTAATTTTGAATTTTGAAATTTAATCATGGCCGCCGCCAAAGAACTGCCGATTTACAAGGTCGCGTATGACCTCTTCAAAGAGGTCACTGAATCGACGCGGAATATGCCGAGGGACTTCAAGCTGTCCGTCGGCGGACGAATTCGCGACGAGGCGCTCGAAATTGTGACGTTGATTTTCCGAGCGAACGCGGCGATCGACAAGGTGCCGTACCTAAGCGAGTTGCTCGAGCGAGTGGACGTGATCAACCTCCTGTTGCGCCTCGCGCACGATATGAGATTCATTGCGACGAAGCATTACGCAAAAGCGATCGAACTCACGGCATCTGTAGGGCGGCAAGCTGGTGGCTGGCGAAAATCTTCGGCATCGTCGCCCGTTGCCTCACGGTCAAGGCCGTGATGCCTGTGCGATTTTCTATCTGGTCGTGCCGCTGTCTCACGAGGACACCGACATGCGCAATACGGATACCGGCAGCAGTTGCTGTGCAGGTCCCGCGCAGTTTCTTTGCCGATCGGTGAGGGCCATCAGCAAAGCGACGTAGATAGCACGATACGACGCAGTACTCGGCCAACAACGCCTGGAACCAGAACTTCGATGATGGCAACCAGAACAACGCGAACAAGAACAACACCGGTCGCGCTCGCGCCGTCCGCAGATGGAAGCGATGCCGTATCGTTCCAAGAGCTCGTCGCCGCATATTTCGATTGCCGGCGCACGAAGCGAAACAGCAAGAATGCGCTCGAGTTCGAACAGCGGCTCGAGCGCAACCTCGCTCGCCTATACGGCGAGCTGATCGATGGCTCGTATCGCCCAGGCCGTTCGATCTGCTTTGTGGTGACGAGGCCCAAACCGAGGGAGGTGTGGGCGGCAGACTTTCGCGATCGCGTGGTCCACCACCTTCTATACAACCGGATCGCCGCGCGCTTTGAAAACGCGTTCATCGCAGATAGCTGCGCATGCATTCGTGGGCGCGGCACCCTGTACGCGGCGCAACGGCTCGAATCGAAGGTGCGCAGCATCACCCAGAACTGGAGCCGGCCGGCGTATTACCTGAAGCTCGATCTGGCGAACTTCTTCGTCAGCATCGACAAGGGCATCCTGCTCGGGCTACTCGCGGCGAAGGTAAGTGAGCCGTGGTGGATGGCGCTCACCGAGCTCGTGCTGATGCATGACCCGCGCAGCGACTTCGAATTCCGTGGCGACCCGGCGATGATCGAGCGCGTGCCGCCACACAAGCGGCTAATGGAACAGCCTACCCACTTGGGCCTGCCGATCGGCAATCTGTCGTCGCAGTTTTTCGCGAACGTCTATCTCGATGTGCTCGACCAGTATGTGAAGCACCGACTGCGCTGTCGGCATTACGTTCGCTACGTCGACGACTTCGTCTTGCTGCATGAGTCATCTGACCAACTTTACACATGGTGTAAAGACGTAAATTTGATTCTGAACGATCGTCTCGGCGTGCGGCTCAACCCGCGCAAAACCATCCTGCAGCCGATCGAACGCGGCGTCGACTTCGTGGGGCACGTCCTCAAACCATGGTGCCGCTCGACTCGTCGGCGCACCGTCAATGAAGCATTGCGTCGTGTCGCGGCCGCGCCGGCGGCCGACGTGCATGTGATGGCCAACAGCTACTTTGGATTGCTACGACAGGCGCCGGCGAGTCATGGCGACCGCGCGCGGCTCGCTAACGTCGCGCGCGACCGCGGACATGCGGTCGACCAGGCATTCACGAAGACATACCGGCGCTCGCCGCGTTCGCTAACGAAAGAGGCATGACATGAAAGACATCCTGGACCGCATCGCGGATTCGAATCCGAACGAAAGCTCGCACGAACTGATATGCCGTCTGCGCGACTGCGCGCGGGAGATTGAGGCGCTCCGGGCAGCAGCGAAGCAAGCGCCGGTCGTCGAGCCAATATGCGCAACTTGCAAAGGCTCGGGCGCAGTGGATGACGGTGAAATAACTGGATCTGGTGGCGTCGAGTTCGAGAACGGCCCAATCAAGTGTGTCAAGGATTGCCCGGAGTGCGTCGGGAAGCGGCAGGTTGTCGAGGCGGGGGCGCGCGATGAGTGGCTCGACGAAATCCGTCGTGCGATCCGCGTCTACGCGCATGCGTGTCACCACGATAAGGACGGCGTGACGGTTGCCGCATCAGTAGTTGAGAAACTTCTCGCCCGCGCATCCGAAGCGGCGCCAGTGCCCGCAGTTCCGGTTGAGCCTACACAGCAGCAATTAGTTGCCATCTGCGAATCGTATTGGGGCGATGGATGGGATGACGAAGATTTGCGCGAGGCGCGCCTTGTCGATGCTCGCAATATGTACCAAGCCATGCTCGGCGCCCCGCAACCCGCCAGTGAGCAGCAACGAGCATCGTTCCAGTCGCGCGTTCGGCCCTGGATGCTGGAATGCTTCGGCGCTGAAATCTCTGCCGACCGGGCAGAACGCAATCACCGATTCTTTGAGGAAGCGTCTGAGCTCGTCCAGGCCTGTGGCATGACGGCCAGCGAAGCGCACCAACTCGTCGACTACACCTGGTCGCGCCCGATCGGCGAGCCGAATCAAGAGGCCGGCGGCGTCATGGTTACGCTCGCCGCGTTGTGCCTCGCGAACGGCCTTGATATGCACGCGGCCGGCGAGACTGAACTCGAGCGCATCAATAAGCCGGATATGGTCATCCGCATCCGCGCGAAACAAGCGGCCAAGCCGAAACACTCGCCACTACCTGAGGCCACGAAACGCCCTCGCGAGCAGCTCACGTGCGACGTGGTGTGCGAGATGCCTCGCTTCGAGGCCGCGATGCGCGGTGCTTTCGATTACACGCCCAAGCGCAACCCGTTTGCGGAAGTGGTTCCACACGCTGAAGAGGCGTATCAGTTCGGCCGAGATTGTGATCGATTCATGGGGTGGTGCATGTCGGTCCAAGCCAATCAGCATATGAGCGACGCGGTGCTTGACGTGCTCGCCGAGCGGAAACGCGTCGTCGAGCAGGAAGGATTTACACCGGAGCACGATGACGCCAACGATGTCGCTGCGATGGCCGATGCGGCCGCATGCTATGCGATGCACGCAGGGCAGATGCTTGCCGGAGCCTACAGCGCACCCAACACTGAACCGCGCTCCCTGTGGCCATGGGATAGATCGTGGTGGAAGCCGACGACCCCACGTCGAGATCTCGTGAAGGCGGCCCAGCTCACTATCGCAGAAATCGAACGTATCGACCGTGCTGCCGCGAAGGAGGGGAAGTGAAACTCGACGAACTCATTCGGCGCGTAGGCGTTGATAACGTCGGCGTCCAGGTCTTGCATGAATCCGTGACCGGTGCCAAACGGCGCAGAGGATACGTGGAACTTTCGTTCGGAACTGATTGCGTTTCAATGCGGGAAATCGCGACATGTCAATGGGAGAACGTGGTCTTCGTCGTCAGCATAAAGCGTCAGGCATTCGAAGTTGCGCGAGACGACTCGATCGCCGCTCAGGCTGGACAGAAGGAGGGATCGTGAGCGAGAACAGCAAAATCGAATGGTGCGATCACACGTTCAACCCGTGGATTGGATGCGCGCGCGTATCGCCCGGCTGTGATCACTGCTACGCGGCCGTGAGCACTCCTGCACGCGCAATGCATGTTTCATGGGGCGCAAATGAACTGCGCCACCGTACCGCGCCGAGCACGTGGAAAGACCCTATCAAGTGGAATAGCCGGCACGAAGCATTCTTCGCCGCGCACGGCCGGCGCCAGCGCGTCTTCTGCGCGTCACTCGCCGACGTCTTCGACAACGCTGTAAGCGTTCAATGGCGCTATGCCCTTCTGCGCTTGATTATGGACACGCCAAACTTGGACTGGCTGCTGCTGACGAAGCGGATTGGTAATGCCGAAGCGATGCTCGAGCAAGCCATGCGCGCGCTCACAGTCGGCCGCGAAGGCTGGCGTGATAACTACCTGCGGAACGTCTGGCTCGGCGCGACGATCGTCAACCAGGAAGAAGCTGATCGCGACATCCCGAAGCTGCTGGCGACGCCAGCGCGCGTGCGATTTCTCTCGATGGAGCCGCTGCTCGGGCCTGTGGACTTACGGCTTCCAACACGCACATGGACGAACAGCGCCGGCTTTGCGACGTGCGACCACTGCTGCAACGGGGACCGCTGCGACGATCCAACGCATTATGAGCGCGGAAGTCTTGACTGGCGCGTTCGCTGTCCGCATTGCCGTGGCACTGGCAATGGCAAACCGATTGACTGGGTGATCGTGGGCGGCGAAAGCGGCCCCGGCGCGCGGCCGATGCACCCGGACTGGGCTCGCTCGTTACGCGATCAATGCGCAGCCGCCGGCGTGCCGTTTCTGTTCAAGCAATGGGGTGAGTGGAGGCCTGAAGACTGGGGTGAGCGCGCGGGCTATCGAGATACTGCCGGTGTCCTGCCATCCGGCGAGTTCCGATTGATGTCGGAAGGCTATTCGCCTCCCTTCGATGAACAGGAGCGCCTGGCCTCTGCCAATTACGTTCGGCTCGATGGATGCACACTGATGGACCGCGTCGGAAAGAAGGCCGCCGGCCGCGAGCTCGACGGCCGCACGCACGACCAATTCCCGCGAGGCGCGGCATGAAGGAACGCCAAATCCTTTTCAGCGGCCCGATGGTTGGCGCCATTCGAGACGGGCGAAAGACGCAGACGCGGCGCCCAGTCAAAGGAGTCGCGCTAGAGATGCTGCAGCCCGATAACTTCACTCCGGAATACGTCGCTCTACCCGAGAACGATTTGAGCCCCTACGGTTACGCTGGAGACCACCCGTGGGTCAAGGAAACGTTCTTTGCCTACGGGCGTTGGGAGACGCGCTACAGCGCCAAGAAAGTCCGCGACGAGTGGCACTTCATCGACATGACGATCGAATGCGATCGCGCGTATCAGTACGCAGCAGACGATCCGGATGTGCCGTTGTCGAATAATCGCGTGGGCGTGCTGCCCGGCTGGTGGAAACGGCCGGCGATCTTCATGCCGCGGGCTGCATCGCGCATCACGCTCGAAGTCACCGGCGCGCGCGTCGAGCGGTTGCAGGAGATCGATTGGGAGGATTCAATCGCCGAGGGCATTCGCGATCCGCGCCGCGCCGCGTGGCGCGTTGACCCGGTTGAAGGCTGCGTCGCGAAATACCGTGAGCTGTGGGATAGCCTGAACGCAGCGCGCGGCTATGGGTGGCACGCGAACCCTTGGGTTTGGGTCGTCGAATTTCGGAGGATCGAGGCATGAAGGTGAGCGAGCTGAGCGGAGCACTGCTCGATTATTGCACGGTGATCGGTCGCGATGGCTCGAATAGCGATGGGCGCGCAGTTTGGCGGGCGCGCTGCAATTGCGGAGTGACTTTTACGGCGACATCCAAGCAGCTAAAGTCAAAAAAGATTGCATGTCCGACGTGTCGTCCCGTGAGCAAGCATGACGATTTACTGACAAGGATCGAGAAAAACATAATTCGAATCCCGTTCTCTGGATGTTGGATATGGATGGGCAAAGTCAATGAACACGGATACGGCATGGCGAAAGACGGTGGCATCGAATCACGCGTGCATAGGCTCATCTATTTTCGGCTTAATCCAAATGCCGACAGGTCGCTGCACGTGTGCCATCACTGCGACACGCCAGCCTGCTGCAACCCATATCACCTATTCGGCGGAACGCCGGCAGAGAACATCGCAGATATGCACGTCAAGGGTAGATTTGGTGGTGGTGCGAAGCTCGGAAACCGGAACGGAATTGGCAACACCGGGTGGAAGCGCGGCGGCATCGTGAAAATGCTGGGCCGCATTCCCGCTCACTACGGCGACGAGGTGCCAGATGCGACCTAACCTCGAACACGTGATCGAGCTCACGAACGCAAAGGCTGCGCGCGTAGAAGATCGCTGCAATTATGTGGTGACGGGGTACGTGCTCACGCACATCGAGCTTGCGAAAAAGGCCGTAGTCGATATGGCGGCCGTGCGGTGGTTTCCGAACGTCGACGAATTCACGCTGATGATGACGGGGCGCAAGCTCACACCCGGCCCCGGCGTGCCGCCGCCCGAGTGGGGCGTCGACCAACTGATGGCGCCGTCGGCACCCGTTGGCGTGCCGGTCGGTGCGCCCGTAGTTCCTTCTCGCGCCGTGCTGACCGCGCCACCGTCCGCGCGCCTGCTTGAAACGACGGAAGCCGCAATCGGCGAGCTCGCGCGCGAGTTGGGATGCGTGCGCAACGAAGACGTACCGCACAACGCAGGATGGTTCGTGCCGGGCAAGCCGACGGCTTACGCGAGCGCCTACGACGCGATACGCGGGCTTGTGGCGAGCCTCAAAGCCGGTGGCACTGTGTATGAGGGCAAACCAGGCTCGCAGGAGATCGAGATTTCGGCTTCGGAGTCGGTCGCGTCGAAGCGCAACGCGCCGTCGCCGACCATCGAACAGGGAGCGCTTTTCTGATGCAATACCTTACTGAGAAGGATCTCGCCGGCGAGCGCGGCTGCATTCTAAGCGACTGCGGCGCCTACCGGTACCGGCTGTGGCGCGAGTGGGAGCGCAACCTGCCGACGCTGGCGTTTCTGATGCTCAACCCGTCGACCGCCGATCACGCGACGAACGATCCAACGATCACTCGCTGCCTCTCCCGCGCGATTACAGGTGGCTATGGCCGGCTTGAGGTTGCGAACCTGTTCCCACTGCGGGCGACGAACCCAGATGAGCTGCTGACGCACCCGGAGCCGGTCGGGCCGAAGCGCGACACAGCCGACTGCGCAATTCTCGACGCGATCGATAAAGCACATACAGTGATCTGCGCTTGGGGCACGCACCAGGCCGCCGCGGAGCGCGCTACTGACGTCCTGGACATCATCAGAATGGTCGGCATGCGCAACAAGCTTTTTCACATCGGGCTGAACAAGGACGGCAGCCCGAAACATCCGCTTTACATCGCCGCCAGCACGCGGCCCAAGCCTTTTACGTTGGAGTAGCAGATGAGCGACACCTTTCTGACACCTGAAGAAGTCGGCGAACTGACCGGTATTCGTGCCGGCCGGCGCGGAAAGACGCGCGAGCAGATGCAGGTAGAATGGCTTCGAACCTCGGGCATCCCGTTCTGGACGAACGCGCGCGGCCGACCGATCATCGCTCGAGTGGCGATCGAAGGAAAAACGGCACCGGCAGAGCAGCCGCGCAAGAAATGGCAGCCCAAAGTGATGATGTTTGGTGGAGGTTGAGATGGGACGGCGACCAACGCGCAATCCGAATCTTCCTTCCGGCATGCGCGCTCGCCACCGGGGAAAGACGACGTACTATTTCTACGATCACGGTGGAAAGCCGCGGCGCGAGGAATCACTCGGCACTGATTATGTGCTTGCCGTAAAGCGCTGGGCCGAAATCGAACAGAGCCAAGTCCCGAAGCAAGCGCAGCCGACGTTCAAAGATGCCGTGGACATCTATCTGCGCGAAGTGCTGCCTACAAAGGCCCGCAGGACGCAGCTCGACAACCTCAAAGAACTGGGGTTCCTGCGCGAGTTTTTCGAGGGGGATCCTCTGCTGGACGACATCGAGCCGGTCCATATCACGCAGTATTTTCGCTGGCGCAACCAAAAGGCCGTGGCGTGGTATTCCGAAAAAAAGCGAAATGCGCCGGCCAACGCCGGGCTCGTGCGGGCCAACCGAGAAATCGCGTTATTCAGCCATATCTTTAACAACGCGCGCGCGATCGGCTTGACGAAAGCCGCAAATCCTTGCCTCGGCATTAAGAAGCACAGCGAGGATGGTCGCGACGTCTACGTCGAGGATGACCTGTATGCCCGCGTGTACGCCCATGCTGACGAGCCGACGCGCGACGCGATGGATCTCGCCTACCTCGCCGGCCAGCGGCCCCAAGACACGCTCAACTATGACGAGCGGGATATCCGCGATGGCTATTTGTCCATTGGCCAAGGCAAGACGGGAAAGAAATTGCGGATGGAAATCGTAGGCGAACTGAAGGCGGTCATAGACCGGATTCGGGCGCGCAAGGCCGCGTACAAAGTCGTCAGCACAGCGCTCGTAGTGACGGAGACGGGACAACGCATGACCCTTCGGACGCTGCAATACCGATTCCGCGAGGCGAGAAAGGCGGCCGGGATCGGCGGTGGGGAATTCCAGTTCCGAGATCTCCGGGCGAAAGCCGGAACGGACAAGACGGACGCGACCGGCGACATTCGGCAAGCACAGCAGCAGCTTGGCCACGGATCGATTTCTATGACGGAGCACTATGTCCGGAAGCGCCGTGGCGACAAGGTGGGGCCGACCCGTTAGATCGTTCCGCAAACCATTTTTGCGCTCGATGCGATCGAGGTTCGGCGGGTGCTTATAGGAATGTTTGCGGAAACAAAATGAGTCACAAGGCGTTGATTTTGCGATGTTTTTGTCTGGACTCATAATCCGCCTCCGAAAGGACACCGTGGGTTCGACTCCCACCCGGCCCACCAAGGCTTTCGGCGATTTATTCGGGTTGCGAAAATTTCCGCAATCCTGGATCGTTTCCGCAAAATTTCACGGCATCGGCGCTACACTGTATATCCAAACAGTGCCCGCGCCATGCCTCAAAACCTCAACAATCCTTACGGAATCTCTCACCCTTGCCGCACATGCGAGCACTGGGGCGGCGACCTGCCTGCCGCGGGTGATGCCTGCGTATGCTATCGAGATGGGACGCTTGTGCAGGCCAATAAGCATCACGGCTGTGCGTTTTGGGTGCGGGCGATTGGATCGGATGATGAGCGGCCGAGCGGTAGGTCGCGGCGATATGATTGATGCGCTGCCAAGTGGCAGTCTGACTGAGTGCGCCAGTGGGCGCGGGAGGGAGGATGCAAAATATCCGGATGCTGGCGCGCGCAACGATTGTGTGCTGCGCGGTTGCCTATGGGATCTTCATGTGGCACGCGCGAGCGACCGATCGAGCGCTCGCGGATGAGATATTAGCCACACAGAAGAATGGGGCCGTATTAAGCGAAAAAATGCGGCAAGCGTGCGAAAGGGCCGGCGTCAGAATCGACGACAAATCAACCAACGTTGTCTGCGAGGGCAATAGCGTCAACGGTACGAAGGTCGATTGATCGCGCGGTTGCGCGAAGAAGCTCGGCTACGCCATCTGCTCCGGCGCTACCGATGTAGGGAGAGCCGCGATGACTGCCGCCAGATTGTGGTCCAGCGTATTGATCACCGGCAGATCGGGCTTGCCAATGCTGATGAGCGGCGCCGCCGGCGGCCAATCCGGTGGCAAGATCGGCACGATGTCCAGGCCTTTCCGATAGAGCTTCACGGGCACACTCGTGAGCAGCTCGGCCACAGTGGTATCGGGGCTCACGCATGGCGCCTCGAAGCCGTACACGCCGGCCGGAGGGTTGCCCGAGACCGTCATCTCGATCGCGGCCATTAGCGCCAATGCGCCGCCGAGGCTGTGTCCGACCAGCGTAACGGGCTTCCCGTCGATCGCCGCGAGCACATCGACCGCGATCACCTTCCAGGCCTGCCAGAAGCCCCGATGCAGCCTTCCTGCGCCCGGGACGTCGATGAGTTCGATGTCGAAGTCCGTCAGCCAGCTTTCCTCGTCGTCGGAGCCGCGGAACGCAACGACGAGCCCCGCCGTCGTCTGCCGCACAATCGCGCGCGAGGCGCTATCCGCTTTGCCGATGTCGGGAGCCGCGGTGTAGGCCTCTTGCGCGAGCAGCGCGTAGTCGCGCGGAATCATTTCAGCGGCTCGCCAGCGAGCGGCGTCGACGCGGCGGCCGGCGCCGATGCTGCAGTGGCCACGATCGCCTTATTGAGCGCGCAGAACATGCCGTTTGCGCCGGCAGCGATCTGTACACCGGGATTTGCGGTCGCAGCTGCAGCCGCACTTGCGAACGCCTCGCCAGCCGGGCAGGCCGCGACGATCGAAGTCGCGACGGTCTGCAATGCGCCAGCGGCTGCGCCGTTGATTGCCGCGACGTTACCGGCAGCGGTTTGGATCTGCGATGCCGAGCAGGCGGAAAGGGCGAGCGCGATCGCGCCGCAGAGAAGCAGCTTTTTCATTTCGGAACTCCGGGGGATTTGTTGCGGAAGAGTCAGGCGGTGGGCGTGGCGGCTTTCTTGGCAGGGAAGCGCTGCGAGAGCCAGTGCGCGCCGGCTACCAGCAGCACAACGATCGCGCCTTGCACATCAACCGGCAGAGCCACATGAAGCAGGCTGGCGACGTACGAGACAACGGGGGTGACGACTGCGCCAGCACCGGCCGCAATGGCGGTGTTGGATGGGGAGGTCTGGTTCATAGGTGCTCCGGGTCGTGGTGGATGACTTCGGTGGGGGAGAACTGCTCGCCGTCCTCGAGGTAGCGCTGCATGATCCACAGGCTGAACGGCATGCTGTGGATCCCCGCGTCTTTGCCCGTGTGATGCTCTTTGCACAGCAGGACGCCCTGCGCTTCCATGTCGTCGACAAACGAGTACGGGTTCGACGGATCGAATTTCGACCAATCCCAGTGCGGGTAGTCGGCCTTCACGCGATCCCATCGGATCTTTCCTTCGGCGAAGCTGCGCTCGACGCCGAAGTGATGCGCCTCGAGCGGTGCGCCGAGTTCGGCCTCGGTCTGCCCACAGATCCAGCAGCGGCCTGGCTCGTCGCGCGGAATGGTGATGGCTGGCTCGGCCTTCTCGAAGAGCGCTTGCTTCGTGTGCTTGAAGAGGGGCGTCGTCACGCGGTCGGCGTGCTCAGGCGTGACGACATCGACGGATAGCGTCTCGCGCAGTTCGTGTGCTTGGGTCATGGCCGTAAACGAAAAAGCCGCCCGAAGGCGGCAAGTTGCGAAATTGCGCAAACGCGCAAACTGGCGGTTAGGTGGTGATGCCGAGGGCTTGCCTCGCTGAGGCGTACAACGTCTGCCGATTGACGAGCCCATTCGTGCCGCCGTTGATGCATCGCGTGAGCGTGACGAAGTCGCCGGCCAGCGCGAGCGGCGTGAGTTTCTTGTTCCACCAGAACCAGGCGGCCGACATCGCAGCGTGCTCCGGCTGCTCGAGCAGCTCGGGATGGCTCAATAGGTCGAGGTCGAGCGCGACGGCCGAAAGCGCGTAGTTCGCGCGCCCGGTGATTTGGATGAGCCCGCGTCCGCAGAAGAGCCGGCCATCTCCGGTCTGCGTGTTGCCGAGTTCGGCCGCCTTCGCCGACGGCGGCTCGTATGCGCGTTGAGCAGCCGTCGGCCCCCATATCTCGCGCGTCCATTGCAGGCCGCCGGACTCATGCCCGATCTGCGCCAGGAACGCTGCGACGTCGAGTGGCTCGGCAATGCCGTAGTGGTCGCACGCGGCCTGAATGAATGGCGCGAAGAGTGCCGCGCGCGCCGACGCAGCGCCGCACCCGGTGGCGATGATTTGTGTGGTGAGGTTCATAGGATCGCGAGCAGCAGCTTGTAGACGTCGCTGAGCCAAGTTGGAAATGCGTGGTAGTGGGCGTAGTGCCATAGCGCATAAAGGGCGACACCTGGCAGCACGACCGGAATCGCGACTTGGCGCAGCAGAAAGCGCCATGCCTCGGCCACGCGACAGAAGAAGCGCACGGCCTTGGCGCCTTCATTCCACGTCTCGATGATCGAGCTCGTGTTCGCATCGATACGAGCCACGGCCGAAACGATTTCGTCGATCTTGTCGTCCTGCTGCCGCAGATGCTGTTTAACTTCCTGGTCGCTGCGGTCAAGTCGTTGCTCGAGGCGAGAGAATCGACGCTCGCCAGCTTTGAGACGTTCTTCGGTGCTCGCGCGCGAAGGCGCCGACTGAATCTCGGACATGCACACCCCGAAAATGAAAAAAGCCGCTCGAGGCGGCCGGATGTTGCGGTAGGTTAAAATTGCGCCGATCGGAGATCCACCATGAACCTACGAACCATTTTTTCGAAAATCCTCGCGCCGCTTAAGGGCGCAGCCGACATAGACTTATCAGTCCCGTCGATCAAATCCGCCTACGAGGTAGGCCTGTCGAACCAGGATGGGATGCTTGCTAACCCGTACACGAAAGGCACGAGGCAATATCAAGCCTGGGAGCGGGGTTCAGAAGAGCGCGTGCGGAAGGACATGACCATCTGGTGAGATATTCAATGCAAAAGTCAGAAATACCAAACCTAACCGGTCTGCGCTTCGTCGCCGCCTTCGCGATCGTGCTCGATCACCTATGGCCGATCATATTCAAGTTTGATCGTCTGGCCGTCCTCAACAATGCGGTTCATCAACTCGCATATGTAGGCATGTCGCTCTTCTTCGTGCTGAGCGGTTTTATTATCCATCACAACTACGCCGACGTCGTGCGCCAGCCGGGAGGCCTTTGGCGCTTCTTCGTGGCTCGATTCAGCCGGCTCTATCCGCTCTACTTGCTGGTGCTGGTGATTGACTTCGTCACGACGCACCCGCCGGTCGATTGGATGTCACTGCGCATGCTCACGATGACGCAATCGTGGTCCTACGAATTCAGCGCCGGACGGTTTCTTCCGTGGGGTTACCACTATTCCGTCGTCGCGTGGTCGATCAGCACCGAGATTTTCTTCTATGTTGCTTACCCGCTAATCGGGGCCGCGGTGCGCAGGCTGCCCGCTGCGGATACTGCCATTGGATGCGCCATTTTTGGATCAGCGGCTCTGTTCTTGATCAACTCGCACCCGCCCGCTTTCGACACGCAAGGATGGCTCGGATACATCGCCCCGTATCCGCGCCTGATCGAGTTCGCTGCCGGCTGCGCATTGGCACATGCTTACCGATCTGGTTGCAAGTTGAATCGTTCGGCGGCATTCGTCGCGCTTGGATGGCTCGTGCTTTTCGTTTTTCGCGGCTTTATCGGAAACGAGGCGTTATCGGTCGGGATGCTTCAAATCGGCCTGCTCATTCCGATCGCTGCATTGGTGTTTGCGCTGGCGACTGAAAACGTATTCGAATGGCTCGATCGCCCATTTGCGTTGCGCATGGGAGAAGCCAGCTACTCGATGTACTTGCTTCACCTCATCGTCGCCGAGTACCTAGCGTTCAGCGCGCCACTTGCCGATACGCACGATTCATGGCTGAACGCTTGGTCGCGGTTCATCATGGCATTGCTGGCAATCGGCATCGTTTCCGTGCTCTCGCATCGATACATCGAAGTCCCGGCACGTAGATGGCTGAGATCGGCGCTCATGAAACGAGCGCCCACCTCAATTAGTGCATCCGCCGGCAAGTAATAGTGCCGTTCACCGAGGCTGTAGCGCCCGTGACGCTGCTTGCCTCGGCCACTGCATACAGCGGCGTCGAGCTCGATACATTGACGATCTTGCGGAATGTGTTGAGCGATGTCGTGCCGGCGCCCCCGGTAGCCAAAGTGACGCCGAGATACGTCGTGTCGGGTGCCGCTGGCAACGAAGCAGACGTCGTAGTCAACCCCGCCGCAATGTCAGCGACGACACCACTCGTGGCCGGGATGAAGTCAACATGCCCTTCGCAATCCCAATCGCCGGCTGGCACGCTGATACTCGTAGCGTTGACCGTCGCACCGCTCGTAATCGCGGTTCCACTCGTCGAGTTGCTGATCGGTTGACCAACGACACCGCTTCCTGCGGCAACGCCGCTCGTGATGCCATTGATCGTCGGCGTCGTGATGGTGGGGGAGTTTTGCAGGACACTGAGCCCCGTTCCCGTATAGCCGCCGCCAATCGGGTTTGCCCCATTGTTCTGAACCGGCGTCGAAATATTCCCACCGTTGGCTGTATTACCGAGCACCGCAACCGATGACGACGTTGCGTCAACCTGCACACCGAATGACGAATAGCCACTCTCGGTATTGTCAGCGAGGACAGCACCCGTTGATCCCGTCAAGAAGAAATCGACTGCGCCCGCATGCGCCGAAGTGTTCGAAACCGAATTTCCGATGTAAATGTTGCCCGTCGATCCTGTCTCATTGACTGCGTACTTGTTATCCTGAAATGAAACCCCGGAGATCTTGACGTTCGAGCTATTAACGATGCGCGCCCCGGCGGCGTAGGCATAGTTCGCCTCGCCGCCGATCTGCGTGCCGCTCATATTCACGTGCCCCGATGATCCGGTTACGTACAGGCCATCCGTCTCCGCGAGCATACTCGCCGGATTGAACCAGCCGCCCGCAATGGTAATCATCTGCTGCGCTGGCAGCGCGTTCACAAGGATGGCCTGCTGGGTGAAGCCATCGACAACCGGGTTATTTACGTGAACATCTGCATAGCCGCCGGCTGCGGCCGTCGAATAATCGAATTCATAGCCGTAGTTCGTCTCGGCAGTGGCCGCATTGTCGAATTCCAAATCGGAGACATACGCGCCGTATGCCTTGTATCCAATTTGGCCAGTCGGGCCGCCATATGCCCCTGTGCCGGAAACGTAGGTATCGCGCCACGTCGAGGATTCATTTCCGCCCGCGCATCCGCCGCCGCCGTTGATACTCCAACCAGTGAATCCGTTCGTTGCCGCGGAATACGCAGCACCGGTCCGCGTAAATGCGGAATTGGTCGCGCATTCCATCGCAAACCCAGTGAGAAAGCCATTGGCTTGCACGTCCTGCACGTTGGCCAGTGTCGTGAAGGCGAGACTGAGGCCCGTATTGGAAGTGCCGGCCGTAGCCGAGGTGAGGCTGAAATCTTTGAAGCCAGGATTGACGATAGGCGTTCCCAATATGCCTGCCGCCGATATGCCGTTGAGATTGGTGCCCGTGAAGTTGAGAACGGTGGCGTCCTTTCCTGCGCCGATCAGCGTTACCTTCGACTGAACATTGGTGATCGGCGTCTGAACGGCATATGTGCCGCCAGCCATACTGATGATGCCGCCGACGTTTTTGAGGAAGCTGTACGCAGTGTTGAATGCGCCACCGGAATCAGCGATCGACTGATAGCCCCCGAACCACTCAGGGAACACCATCATGCTGACGTCTGCCTGAGGCGTCAGGTTCGCGAAGATCTGGGTGCGGCCCGCGACGATCTGCTGCTGAACCTGAACCAACTCAGTTCCAGCCGTGCCTATGATTTCGCCACCGCCTTTGAACCAGAGTTGCGTATTCGGCGAGAACGTCAGCGCCGCATTGATCTTCGAGGGACACGACACCACAAGCGTCGTCGGCGTCGAACCGATCGTCGAGATCGCGGTATTCCACGCCGTTTGATCGAGCGTCGAGCCGTCGCACGTCGGATGGAAATCCGTGAAGTTGACGATCTGATTTAGCTTGCCGGCGTATGTCGTCGCACTCGGATTGTTGAAAGTGAGCGAATACGGGGCCGAGAAAGATGAGGTCGCTGATAGCGCCGTGAAGGCGCCAGTACTCGGCGTCGTCGCGCCGATAGCGCCGGGCGTACCCCACGGAATAGCTTGGAAGGTCGGATCGGCGCTCGCACCGTTGGACGTCAGTACTTGGCCGCTCGTGCCCGCGCTGGTGAACGTGACCGGCACGCCATTGCCGCCACCCACCACGAGGCCGTGCGCGGTCGAGCCATTGAGCGTGATGCCGTAGAACGTGGGCGTCGCCGTCGTGCCAAGGCCGAGATTCGCGAGCGCCGCGGCAGCACTTATTGCGCCCGTGCCGCCGCTCGAGAGGGGAACTGGGGCACCAAAGGCGGGTGCGGCCGTCGTCGAAAGCGAGTTGAGCGATGTAACGCCGCTCACCGTCAACGTAGGGGTGGTGATGGCGCCCGTGAATGTGCCGCCGGCGAGCGGAGCATAGAGCGCAAACTGACTATTTAGCGCGGCTGCCGTGAGGATCTGGCCGGGCGAAAACTGCGCCCATGCCGAAATCGACCCGAGCAAAAGGAGCACAGAAAGTATTGTCTTTTTCATAGCGAGCCAACGAAAAAGCCCTCGGAAGAGGGCTTTAATGTGAGAGGGTGAACGAGGCGACGCGCGGCACCCCGCCGCTTATCCTCGAATCGTGCCGCGCGTATAGGCTTGAAGAAATGTGCCAGTGCCGGTGCTTACCTCGGCAAACGCGGTGACGTAATGCAATGTCCCTTCAGCTACATCGACGTCACCGCGGGAAGCGATCGGGGCGCCGGCATTGGCGGTCGCGAAATATGATCCCGACAAATCACCATCCTGCGTCCCATCCACGTTCACCTTGTAAGTGATCGATGCCCCGGCGGTCCCAACCTGAATCTCCCCACCGAGCCACACATTGACCGCTTCGTCGGCATGAGCTATGAACGAACATCGAATCGATGTGGTCGCTTCAGCAAGCGTCCCGCTCGGCAAATTGACGTTGCTAACGGAATTCGAGAGGCGCTTGTTCTGCCGATTGAAGTTGCTGATGCACTGACGGTTCGTCGGTGAATCCACGAATTGGCTAGAGGCTGTCGTAAAGACTGAGCCAACGTACGTCCAGGCCGCATTCGTCGAGCAAACTTTGACGCCGCTGCTGTTCGTCGTGTAGCCCGTCGTTGAGGCATTCAGCACGGGCGCGGCCGTCGTGCCGGACAGGTAAATGTAGAACCATGTGCTTGCGGCCAGTCCCGTATTGGCTAGTGGGACGCCGGCGGCAGGAAGTTGCAGCGGCACGCCATTGACGATGACGTTGTTACCGTTGCACGGGCTCAGCAGCAGTTGCGTCGCGCTACTCACCGACAAGCGGCATTGGCCATGGCCGACCTGCTGCAACTGCGCCGCATGCTCGGGTTGCGTGGCAGGATTGATCTGGTGCGCGCCCCCGGTTTGGCTGTTCAAAACGAATTCGTTGAGCGACGAGCTGTATAGCGCTGTGTATTGCTTGCCCGCGACAATTTCATTGCCTTGCAGGGCTCCGGCCGCGCCGATCAGATTTACCGACCCGCCGCCGGCATTGATGGTGCATGGGCCGGTGTTCGTGTTCGCGGCCTTGAACGCGATTTCTTGGCCATCCGTATAGGTCGTGATGGCCGGCGACAGTGCAAGAGTGATCGTGTTTGCGATCGAGCTCGTATCGACGGCATAACCCGTCGATCCCGTTTGCATCATCTGGAGTAGGCTCGTGATCTGCGGAACGCCGCCCGGCACAGAAATGTTTCCCGACGTTACCGTAGACTGGCCATTCGCTACCGTCACCACGGCGAGCGCAGTCCAACCCGAATCGACCGTCGGGGTGAGCTGAGTCCCCGTCGTCGCGGCGACACCGGCTTTGGCCTGGATAACGCAGACCCCTTGTCGCTGCGTCGGAAGGGCCGCGCCATTGCCGCCTTGACCATTCAGCGGCTCTTGCGGATTGTTGCTGTTGTAAAACGGCAGTAGGACCGGATTCGTGTCCTGATCCTGATACTGAGCCTCGATGAGGTAGTTGATGCTATAGCCACTCGTCGTCGGCGCTGGCGTAGAGACTGTCTGCGCCGACATGTTGAGACCCTGCTTGAGGACGATGTCGGTCGTATCGGCGCCGAGCGCACCCCACGTGGTTGCATCGACCTGCGCCATCGTATAAATCTCGCCGATGCCCACGACGACATTCAACGCGGCCGGCGAATTCGGCGTGACGGCGAGTCCGCGCACGATAGTTCCACTTCCAAAAGCCGCTTGCGAAAGCCTTGCAAGGGCGATCAGCGTTGCGCGCTGAGCGAAGAGGAAATCGACGCTTCGGCCTTGCTCTTGCGTATAGACGGTTGCGCGGTCCATTCAGACTCCGAGAACAAAAAGCCCGCTCGAGGCGGGCTGTAGATTTGAGGCGACGGTGAGGGTGCGTCAGGCGAGGGCCGATTTCCCCAGGATGAACGTAGAATCAAGCGCGCCGATCGGGCCTTGAGGTGCGTCGACGATTTGCAACCAGACGATGGTTCCGGTCATGCGCGTCGATTCGACGGCAGCAATGATCGCGGCATCGGTGACCGAACTGAGTTGCGTGTCGGACCAGGCGCCATACGCATCCCACATGAACCGCCATTCGTCCCATTCACCTAAGGATTGCGAGGTGTTGCTAGGCCGATAGGCGATGACGTAGCTCTGGTACGGCATGGGCGCGCCCCATTGGCCGATGCCCGTGTCCCAGTAAAAAGCCCCGTCCCATCCCCCAGAATCGTTCGTATTGCTCGGCTCGAAAATCGTCGGCGCCGTGCCGGTGACGATCTTTAGGACCGCTGACATGTCCGCGCGCGTCGGGCCCTTGACGAACAGATTCGCCAAGATGCGCTTGCGGTACGCGCCATCTGTCTCGTTCGTGAGACGAGGCATAGTCGCGCCGAAAAAGTCATTCGCGATTAGGTCTAGAAAACCATCGGTGGCCGTCGATATCCGTGTTTGAAGCGATGCGTAGGTGATCTGGCTGTAGATCGTCGACAGTGCCCAGGCCGGCCCTTGGAGCGTCGCGTCGAAGTTGGGGGACGTCTTGAACCACGACGGTGGAATCTGCGCTTTCAGCCTCGCAAAGAGGTCGCTGATATCGCCTATTGCCATCAGTTCACCGTGATCGTGCCTGGGACGATCGCCTGACTCGTTGTTGCGACGAGGTCAGCATTGCCCCCATTGAGGGTCATCGTGTTCGCGACCGTGGCGACGCCAGGGACACCCCAAATGACCGAAAAGATTTGCGTCCATTCCAACGTACCGCCAAGGGGCAGCGATGCGATGAAGCTTGATATCGCTGTTTGCACGGCTGCCTCGACGGCCGAGAGCGTGTAGCCGCTGGCGGCCGTCACCGTGGCCGTGACGTTCGCGGTGATCGGTGTGGCGCCGAACACGTCAAACGTGATCGATAGCCCTCGAATCGCATTGATCGCCGAGTAGATGGCGGTTTTGAGTGCATCGGTGTATGGCGAGATCACGACGTAGAAATAGCCAGGCTGGCTCGCGCCCGCCAACGTCTGGTTTTCGACAATCTGGTATTGGATGTCTTGCTGGACACCTGCGATTGCCGATTCGACGGCGCTCTTGATCGCGGCGCGCAGCCCCGACACATACGTCTGGAAGCGCGCTTGTACCGCAGCATCCGTCTCCTGGTTGACGCCGTTCGCGAAGGCGTTTGTGTTCGTCACCGTGTCGACGTATTGAATGGCTGTCGAGATCGTCGTGATCGTATTCGCGGCCACATTCCCTTGAATGCCCGCATTTTGTGCTTGCACGGTCACTTGCGCACTAGTGACGCCGGCCGGGATGATGTACGCGTTCGCCGCGGCGTTCCACGTTGATTGCGTCGAATCTGGAATCACCTGGAAGGGCTGCGTTCCGTCGGCGGTGAGCAACATCGCGCCGCCCGAATATGTGCCTCCGGAGCCGCTTGTGTTCGGCGTGTAGGTGCCAGCGGGAATGCTGGCCTGAGCAGTTGGCGTGAATCGTGAGAACGTCACTTGGCCCGTCGCCGCAACAGCGGCTTCCCGCGGCGGACAACCGAAATCAGCGATGAACGTATCAATGTCGCTTCCGGTCGAGGTGGATAGGCGCGTCACGGTCAGCAATTGCATGATCAGCGATTGCAGCCACATTGCGACGGCCGCGACTGCCTCGACGCGTGCGAGCTCGAGCGATCCGATCACGAAGGTCAGGAAGCCGCCCACCGCCGTTACGGCCGATTGGATCGCCGCGACCTGCTGTTGAACGATTCGCGTGAAGCTTTGGGTATTAAGAGCCATACGCGGGTACGTTGAAAGAGAGGGTTTGCGGAACGCCAGTAGGGGCGTAGACGTAGTTGATCGTGACGCTCAAAAGGCCCGTTGCGTCGGCCTGATAGGTGTAGGTGGGGGCGGGCTGCTTTTGCACGTCCGGTTCGTTTTTGAGGACGCTCTGGATCAACGACTTGATCTCGGTGAATTCCTCGTTCGATAGCGCCCGGCCAACGAATCGACCAAGGCCCGCGCCATATTCCGGATGCCAGATGTAGGTGCCAGGCGGCGTGAGCAGCGCGCGAACGATGCGCTGATTGATTTCCGTGACACCGATCGCGGTCAAATCGTCCCCCGAGGCCGAGAACTGGATGTCCTGGCCCCACCAGTGGAAAGAGTCCATGGATTACCTTTAGATCGGCGGCCCAACATCGCCGCCTTGCGGATCTATGTGGGTGTGCGTCTTGCCAGATATTGTTCCTGCGATCACATCGGTCTGACCGGTAATGATTCCGGGCGCCGTGAGGTTGCCTGCAAGCGTCGCCGTACCAGTTCCCGATCCGATGTTCTGCGTGATATCGCCGTTCAGGGTCGTGTTGCCGTCGACTTCGAAATTGCCGACTTGCTTGAGCAGCGGGGTGGTGCTGGTGATGCCTGTGGGCGCGCCGAGCGTGATCGTGCCGTCATTGTTCAGCTTGACGTACGAGCCTTTGCTGTCGACGATCGCAGCTTGCCCGGACTGCACGACCGGCGGCCGCGCGCTGTCGTTGAAGAATCGGCCGCCAACCAGGCATGCCTCGATGCGCCCGTCGATGAAGTCGAGCCGCACCGAGTCGCCGATCGCTGGCCCAAACACCGCCCCGAAGTTATTGCCGACCCACGGCGCCGAAAGCGGCACGAACCCGGTTTCCTCCATGGTCGGCATCAATATGACCTTGACCGTGTAGTCATTCGGGTTGTAGGCGCTGATCTGGCCGTACTTCTGCGTCATGAGCTGCGCGAGGAACTCCGAGACGGCGCGCTTGATGTGCTCGATCATGCGAGAGTTACCGTCTGAGCCTGCGTTGCAGTCTTGCCGTGGACCGTCACTTCGAACCGCGGCGGGTCTACCGAGCAGCGGCGCATGATGCGCGCTGCCTGATAGGTCGTGTCATATGGCGTGCCGGTGCCGCGTACCTCGACCGGCGTCCACGGATAGATGATCGCGTCACCTGGCAGCCGCGCCTCCATCTTGAATTCGTGCTTGCTGATCTGATCGAGCAGCTGCTGCGCCTTCGCATCGCATTGCGCTTGCGTCAGCCCGGCGAAAGTGAAGTCGTACTGCTGCAAGCCTTGCGCGAGCGTCGCGTCGCGCTCGATCCGTTTTGCCGTCTTGCTGGCCGTCGCGACGGACGTGTAGACCGCGTTTTTCATACCGTGATAGCTACGCACGCGCACGGAGACGTCGTTCGCGAGTGTCAGGTCGTGCTCGAACTCAAGTTCGACCGCGTTCGATCGCGGATACGAGCGCTCGGTCGTCGGCGGCTCGTACTGGATCAGATAAGGATCACTCGATAGCGCACTTGCGTAGGACCCGAAATACAACGTGCGGCCCAGCACGAAACATTGCAGGCCCTCGTGCTGAGCGAGGTACGTGAGAATCGTCCAGATGCTTTGCTGCCGGTGCAGGCTGACGTGGTCCAGCGTGAAGAAGTGCCCGACGAGGTCTTTCGTCGCCTGGACCTTTGCGGTTAATCCAACCAGGCCGGCGAGGTAGGTCGCAACCTGGCTTGCCGTTTGATTTTGAAACTTCAGGTCGACCTTTTTATCGGTCATGAGCGCCGTCAGGTCGCGTCCGGACAACGTGATGCCCTGCGTCATCGCGTTCAATCGCACGGAGTCGATGCGATACGTTTGAAGCAGGGTGAGATCGCTCGCCGAGTAGTTCTGTGGGTCCTTTGGGAATCCGATATAGACGTCGATGAGGATCTCGGTCTGCTGCGTCCACCAAGCCCAATCCGCGAACTTGGCAGGGATCTCGACGCGCAGCGTACCTGCTTCGTAGATCCCGCTGTGCCCCGCGAACCAATCGGACCAGTCGATCACCTTCGAGCCGACCATGAGGATCGACCGCGGCGCGTCGAGCGTGCCGGCGGTCGGAAGTTGGTTCAGCATATCAAGGGATGATCAGCGTGTTGATGCCCGTCAGCATGGGGTCCGTCAGCTTGTTGGCGGCCGCGATCTCGGTCCATTTGGATGCATCGCCGTACTGCTGTGCTGCGATCGTGTATAGGTCGCCGCCACCGACGGTTATGGTCTTGGCGCTGGTCGGCGTCGAGACGAGCGGCAGGTTCGTCTGCATCCGCACGCAGATGCTGCGCAACTCGTATAACTCCGGCAACTGCACGGCCGAATTCATCTTTGCCAGCGCGTTATAGACGTTCGTCGCCGCGGGCGCGCCACCAACGATCCCTGCCGTGTTGGCCACGACGTTCTCAGCCGTCGCGATCATGCTCTGCACCCGCGAGGTGACTGCCAACAGCGGCGATGCAACCGAAGCGATCGTATTCTCGACCGTGTTGACGATCTGATCCGCGCAGTTGGCCACGCCGCTGACGAACGACGTCACCGCCTTCAGACCGTTTGCGATCGGCTGGACCGCGTCCTGTACGGCGCTGAGCGCGCCGCCGAGATCAACGATCAGGCCATTGAGCGTCGAGTCGCCCAGGCAGTTCGACAGCGTGTTCATGCGCGCGAGGTCGGTCGCAAGGGCTTGCGCCGGCGTGATGGCGGGCACCGAGTCGACGGTGGCCGTCTGGTCCTCGATGACCTCGAACCGGATCCAGTAAGGGATTCGGAACGGGTACTTGTACGTCGCGCGGAACTCGGCGACGACGACGGTGTACCGAAGCGCATCCCAGGACAGCGTGCATTGCAAGCCTTCGCGACGCACGCTATCGAGGAAGCGAGCCCGGTCCAAGGCTGATGCGTACAGAAACAGCCCTGACCAAGCGAGCGGCGCATCGTCGGCGCCCATCGCATTGATTCGGCGCCGGCCGCCGATCATTTTCTTGATGTCGAGCAGATGCGCGCCGCCGAAAGGGATGTTTTCCGGGACTTCCGCGCCGCTGAATGTGAACGTGCCGTTGGGCGTGTCCAGCGTCAGAGTTGCGAAAGGGTTCACGGATATACCCCCATTCCGGGCGTGTACACGGTCGCATCACCGTTGAAGCCGGTCGGGCCCGTTGTTTTCGCGGGAACGAGCTTCTTCTCGACATGTGCGGCGATATCGTGACTGTCCAACTTCACGGTGACGTGCGTATCGTGCTGCTGCGCCGGGGCGGACTTCGTTACGTTGTCGCCGCCGAATGCGGGGCCGCCGCCAGCGATACCCTGATAGAACGTGAGCTGCTGGTCGGGCGTCATTTTCGACGTGACCGAGTTGTAGCCGCGCTGGATCAGGTAGGCGATGCCGCCCACAATTGCCGCGGCCACCGCGATCTCACCACCCACGGCGGCGAGCGTGGCGGCACCGATCTCTTCGCCGGTGATCGCAGTCGCTGCGCGCGCTAGCAACGTTCCAGCACCTGAAGCCAGAAACTTCGTCAGATTGCCAATTCCCTTTTCGGCCATGCCAAAAGCCCACTTGGAACCTTTCCACGCCTCCATACCCGCCAACGCGCCAGCAAACAGTTCGCCTCCCACCAATCCAGATCCCAATACCGGATGTTCTTTGGACACGTCGGCAGTCCAGCTAAAGACTGAGTTCGCGCCACTCAGCACTGCGTTGACTGGCCCGGTGAGAGTGAGCGTGCCGTTCATGAGCGCCATATTTGCGCTGGCGATCGTTTGGTCTGCTTGTGCAATCGTGCTGGCGCGATTGAGTTGCCCCATGATGTCGACGGGCGCCTGACCGTTCTTGCTGAGTGCTGAGAGTGCCTGGAGATTGGCTAGCGTCGATTCTTCGCTGAAAAAAGACGCACCACGGGCGCCCTGCGTGCCGAAGGCCTGCTTCAGCAGCGCGTTGAACTTCAGCGGCTCCATGCTCTGCCGATCGGCGGCGAGAATGGCGACCTCTTTCATGAGGTCCATGCTGCCGTTCTTGTAGAACTGCGACTGGTTGCCCTTGTATAGTCCCAGATCGTGCAGCGCCTCGTTCTGCTTCTTGTTCGAGAACAGGCCACTCCCGAGCGTGTTCGGCAGCGCGTTGGCGGCCATGGCGTTCAGCCACGTGCCCGACTTCGTATTCATGATGCCGCCCTGCATCATCGTGGCGATGAGCAGCATCACGTCGCTGGAGTTCGCGCCGGCGGCGTGAAGCGATGGCAGCGCGTAGCTCGCGGCGCGCCCGATCTGGCCCAGCGACGCGTGCGTCGTGAGCGACGCCTGCGCCATCGCCTCAAACAGCGACGATGCGGCTTGCGGCGAATACGCGCCCGCCTGATGCGCGAGCCCGACGAATGCCTGAAGCGCTTCCGGCAGAGGAACTTCTTTGAAAGTCGCCTCGTAAGCAGCGAATGGCATCGCGGCATCGAGCAAGTTTTTCTGGTCAGCGGGCTTGAGCGTGCGCATCAAGCGCGACGACTCCAGAATCGCTTCGCCGAAGGGCGAAATCTTCCCGCCGGTCGCTACGGCATACTGGCGCGCGTATTTGAACTCCAGATCCCGCAAGGTATTGGCATTCGATAGCCAGTCGTCGTAAGGCAACTGTTCGGTAGCCGACGCAATGAGGTTCGTATGCTGGAGCCGGGCGTTTTCCGCCACGCCAACCAACATTCCTGCGGCAGCAACACCAGCCGCCGTAGAAGCACGACCGCCGCCACTGGTTTCAGCCGCCGCAGCTGCGCCGCTCGCGCCGGAGCCGGGGCCACCGCCACCGCCACCCGGAACGCGGCCAGGCGTGCGCATGCCATTGGCTTCGGTGCGTGCCGCCGCCATGTTGCGCGCGAGATCGGCGCTGCTCGCCGCCATCGTGTCGATGACATAGCTCGCACGGGTGAGGCCGCCAGCGCTATCGCCGAGCGCCGTCGCGGCGGTGGCGGCTTTTTCGAAGTTCCTGGCCATACCGATGCCGGCGGCCGAGGCCTTGCGGGCGCTCTCGGCGAACGCCAGCATCGCGGAATTGGCCTTGTCAGCCCATTCGGCGATAGCCATCAGGCGATTGCTGACGTTGTCCGTCAGTTCCGCCGTAACGGCAATCGAATAGGCGTTGATGGTCATTTTCTTCCTGCGATAGTGTCTTCAACGGCTTGGCCGACGAGATTGACGACCTCTTCGGCGTCACGATACATGGCTGTGCCAAGGACGGGGCGCGGCGGAATGCCTTCGGGTGTGCCCAGTTCCTGGTAGACCATGATTTCCGATTCGCTGCCTACGATGAACTGCCGGGCGCTCGCCTCGTGCTTGATGCTCTCGCGCAACCCACCTTTCACGAGCAGTGGCGTGTTCTCTCCGGCATCGGGCGCGGCCTCGCCGTCGACGATCGCTTGGATGTGCTGCTGCTTCGTCGCATCCTTCAGTTCGGCCCATTCTTCGAACGGGCCCATGTCTTCGCGCTGGTAGTGACCGAATTCCGCTTTGGCCGTCGCCTCGACGAGCACCGCGCCCGCTTCCATCGAAACCGCGTAGGCGACCTCGAGCTCGGCCGCCGCGCGCTCCATCGCCCGAGCGAATGCGCCGAAGGATTTGTAGGTCTTCACTCGTCCGGCCTTTGCCATTCCATGCGCGACCACGACCACTTGCGACCGCGGATTTCACCGGCCGCGACGCACCAGCCATGTACTTCTGCTGGAGAAAACGACATGATGACGTCCCACGGAACCCCAGCGTCGAGCAGCGTCAGTACCTTCCTGACGCCGGGATCCCGGCTTATTTTTTTGCCTGTTCGGTCGCCTCTTTCTCGTCGCGCTCGTTGAACGCAGTGACGCCGCGCTGCAAGGCATGAAGGCCCTTGTGACCGAGCCGATCGATAAGCCCGCGCATTTCGCGCAACGACGTGCATGGCGAGATTCGCTGATCGTCGATCGCGCTCAGGTAGATCAGCGGCAGGAACATGCGCACCAATCGCCCGTTGTCTGCGGCCTCGGAGCCCATCGCCTGCACCATGTCGTACTGAGCAAGCGGACCTGGATAGGTCAGCGTGATCGTGCGGCCGTCGCCCACGGGCACGCTCAGCGTGTCGCCGTTGATGACGAGTTCATCGGACGGTGTATCGCCACTGGTTTCAACAACGTTGAGGTCGGTCATGGTTTAGAGCTTGATTCGGGTGGACGCGCAGAACGAGACGCGCTGGATGACGTTCTTCTCGGCTTCGGCCTCGCCCGGATCCTCGAAAAAGAGGATGACACCCTGGTACTGATACGTGCTCACGACGCTGGCGACTTCTTCGATCGTTTCCTGGATCACGCCCGTGGGTAGGTTGGCGCCCGCGTAGTACGCCGCTTCGTTCGCAGCGAAGTAGCTATCGAGCGTGCCGTCCGCGCGCGAGACGTCGAACGAGCCTTCCCAGCCGCCTTCCTGGAAATTCAGATGGATCGGTAGGCCGTTGAGCGGCTTGACGGTGAGCTTGTGGTTGATCTTCCGGCGCTTGAAGTTCAACAGCGTCGGCAGTACCAGCAGGCCGGTCGCGGTGTAAATGTCGAACTTGTAGTCGCGCCCGAGCGATAGACCGTTCTGCGGCATGGCTTACTCCAAATGAAAACGCCCGCATAAGCGGGCCTTGAGCACAAATGAGAAAGGGCGCCAATGGCGCCCTCGGGACTGACTAATTTCGGTTGTTCACAGCAACTTGCCGCGCGATCTCATGAAGTCGATCGGATCTTTCGCGTGCTTCTGATTGTTGCAGCGCTGCGTGAGCAACTGCACGTTGTCGTCCGTGTTCGAACCACCGCGTGCCAAAGACACGATGTGGTCGAGGTGGAATTTCTTGCCGAGTCGTTTTCCACAGCATGCGCACCTGCCGCGCTGCAGCACAAACAAACGCGCGACGATGTCGGCCGAGAGTTTTCCTCCAGCCGCCGCTTTTCTCGCGCGGCGAGTGTGTACCTGCGCGCGATACTGGTCCGGATTTGCTCGACGCCATGCGGCAACGCGTGCTTTAACGGCGCGAGGATTGGCCTGATAGACCTCACGCAAATGCGCTAAAACGTTTTGCCGATTTCGTCGGTACCGCGCTGCGTCATTCGCCTGCGCCTTCTGCCGGTTAGCTCGATACCACCGAGACGAATATGTGTTGTGCTCTTGCTTGTGAGCCGCATAGTACGCAGCACGATAGGCTTTTAGCTCATCACGATGTGCGTCCGCATACGCCTTATGGAGCAAGCGGTATCGATCGCGGTTAGCAACATAGTGCGCATGGCTATATGCCTTGGCGCCCTCTGGATCTGCAGCAGCCATTGCGCGATTTGCTTCAAGCTTGCAAATAACGCATGTCGACTTCTTCGTATAGCGCTCGGCAATGTGCCCGTTTTTACATGGGATGCCAGTGAAGTAGCGGACCAGACCGCGCGTTTTCGCCTCTTGGCGAGTGATGATTTCCATGCGTGCCCTGACTAAGAGCTGACCGTTAGGGACGCTTGGAAACCGGCGGTCAAACCGGCTTGTCGGGTGCCCCCTATCCAAGCGCATGCGTATTTTACGCTATTGAGGTGTGACCGTAACGGTCTGCCCCCCCTCTATATTGACCAAAAAATACCTGACGATCGACAGATACGTAACCGCGACCGTCGCCACCATGTACCCGAGCGCAACCTGGCTCATCGGATTGTTGTTCGCGTCGATCTGCACCGACCACGCGGGCTGAGTCGGCGCGTTGACGTTGCCGATCATGTTGTTCGCCTGCAGGTTCGCGAAGAAGGCATCCATCGCGCCCTTCACGTTGCGGCGCAGATTGATCGTCTGCACCTTGCCGGGAACGTAGCCGAACGCGCTCGCGATGGTGAACGCGATGTAGTTCGTCATCCGCGTGTAGTTGTCGCCGTTCGTCGCGCTGTTGCTGCTCGCGTTGCGCCCGGTGCGCGCCGCGAAGATCGCGCCGGCCGGCGCCGGATTCGTGATGACCTCGAGCCGCGACGTCGATGCGAGTGCGATTTCCGAATCGCTATACGGCGAGTTCTGCATGCTGCGCTGCGTGGCGATGATGCCGCCCAGCGGGGCGTTCAGAATCGATTGCTCCGGGCTCGTCGCGGCCTGCTTGGCCGAGCTGAATGTGGCCGGCGAGACCATGCGGTTCACGCCGTTCACGTTGTCCTGCCAGTAAGCCCAGTCGCCGACCAGGCAGGCAAAGCCGTAACCATCCACGCCCGCGCTTGCGAGTGCCGCGGCGCTAGCGGTGACGCTCGTGCCCGGCGGATTGGCGCTGTGGAAGTAGATGCCCTCTTGCAAACCGAAGGCGAGCTGCGCCGCCCACGTCGTCGACGTCTGGCAGTCGATCAGGTTGCCGACCTGCGCGCCCGACTTGCGAAGCGCGTACATGCCGGTGCGAGTCAAACCATCGGCGCCGACCAGCGTCGTGTCCGACACTCCACCGGCACCGTCCGTGCCACCCGAGAGCGTGTAGGTCTGCGTCAGATTCGGCGCATTGACCGAGGTGCCGAGCGTGGCGATACAGTTCTGCGATGGGCCGCGCAGCCCCGTCTGGCCGTTATTCACGGCATTGACGAGGTTCAGCCATACGCTGACCGAGAGGGCGATCGAGCCGCCCGTACCGGCGCCCCCGCTGAGCGTCGCCGTGGCCGATGTGTAGCCAGAGCCAGGGTTGATGACCTTAAAGGTACCCAGTCCCCACGTGAGGTTGACGGTGGCGCCCGTGCCCACGCCGGACGTCGACGATGGCGTAACGGGGTTTGCCGGAACGGAGCCTGCGGTGAGAGAACCGGCGTTCGTAATGGCCAACGCCGTAATCGCGCCGGACGTCGCCGTGACCGTCAGGACGACGCCGTTGGGCAGCGTGATGGTGTCGCCCGTCACATAGCCCGCGCCCGTTGCCGCGGCCGTCGCCGACAGGACCTTGAGGCTGATCGAGCCCGTCGCCTGGACGCCGTTTGCGGCTTGCGGTGCCGAAATGCTCAGGCTCGGCACCGACGTGTAGCCGGTACCCGCCGTCACGGCGCCGCCGCTCACGCCCATGCCGACGTTATCGAACACTTCCGGCGTGAAGCCCGCGCGCTGAATCGACAGCTTGTATGTGCTTGCGGCCGTGCCCGCTACGATGGACGCCGTGATGGTGTTCCCGACGACGCCCGTGTACAAGCCCGTGAGCGTCATGCCGGTGACGGGCGAGCCCTGCGTATCGACGAGGTTCGCGCTGGCCGCGGTATCCGTGCCGTCGGTCACGCGCACGAGAATGTAGTTTTGGACGCTATTCTGGTCGCCGATCGCGACCGCCGTTGCGATGTCATGCGGCCGGAACGTCACGGGGCCGACCATCTGCTGCGCTTGGGCGCTGTTACCGATCCCCATCATGGGCGCATTGACCGGCCCCCACGAGCCGACGCCAACCAAGCCAAGGCCATCGGTCGCGACGCCGTTGATGTAGGCGATGCTCGGCGGCTGAATGATGACGTACAGGTCAGGGGCCTGCAACGCGGTGACGTTGACGCTGCCAGCTTGATAGACGGGCATGTTTGCTCCAGAAAGCAAAAAGCCCGCGCTCGGCGGGCCTAGAAATGAAAAAAGCCGCGCGAAGGCGGCTCAGACGCGAAGGGGTAGAGGGATCAGCCGTTCAGCATATGCGGCGGAATGCGCACATCCGGCTTGTGGCCGTCGATGAATCTGACCTGGATGCGCCAAGCTTCCCGCGTCCAGTCGACACCGAACTGCGCGCGCATGATCTGGACAAACGACTTTTTGATGCGCACGCAGACGGCCGGCGTTGCTTCCTGGCCAACGAATTGGCCTACGGCCATTTTCAGCGCCGCCGCGGCGACGCGCGCACGATCAGGCCTCACGAAGCCACCTTATGCACGTTGTGCGAATTGCTGGCCAGCACGCGCTCGATCTCGCTCGCATCGCGGATCGCATCGCCCTTGCGGTACTGCTCGAACGCGTGACGGACAACGAGGTAGTAGCCGAGCGTGCTTTGGACCTGTTCGGTCTCGACGACCGCATCGGATTGCGTCTTTGCCATGGGGGCCTCAGATATTGACGTTGAAGGATGCGCCGTTCGCTGGCGTGATGTTGACGCCCAAGTGCGTCACCGTGTTCTCGGTGACCGGCTGCGTGAGGGCGTATTCGACCTCGTAGAGCAGATTGCGGCGGTAGATCTGCTGCTTTTCGGAGCCGTCGGTCTGCGTCACGCCGCGGTACAGCAGGCGCGACCACGTGTTATCCGGCATCGTGATGCGCGGCTGCTGCTTGAACGCCAGCTCGAGCGCGCGGCCCGCTGCGTCGCGCAGCAATTCGGTCGGCGCCCAGATGACGATCATGAAGACTTGCGCTTGCCGCCCGATTTCCTGCTGGACGGTCACCGGCACCGAGATCGCGCCCTCGACGTCGAACACCTCGGACAGGGTGATCGTCGAGCCACTTACTGTCGCGCCGGGGATCAGCGCAGCCAGCGCGGCGGCGACCGTGTCGACCGTATCCGTCGCCTGCACCGCATAGCTGTAGGATTTGTAATTCACCTTCAGCATCGGCGCCTCGCCGGTCTTGATCGAGCCGCCGACCGTCACCTGGTTGCCGCTGATCGTCAGCGACAGTTGAGGGGCCGGGATCGATGCCTGCGCGTCGTCATCGCCAAGGAAGCGCGTGGTGTTCTTCCCCATGCCCGGCATACCATAGATGGTCACCATCACGTTGCCGGCGGCCATCAGAGCCTTCAGCTGCTGCGGCACGGGCCAGCCCGAGCGCACGACGACGGCCGTATTCACGACGCTGGCTTGCCCTGTGCCGTTGGGATACATCGCCGCGCCGGCCAAGCTTCCAAGCGTGTTTATGACATCGGAAATGTCGGCCATTACGGCTCCAGACGTTCGACTAGAAGCGCATATCCTAGCGAATTCCAGTAGGGTGCGAGTACTTGATACCGCACGCTCAATTCGTCCGTGATGATGTCGTTCGTCGTGATCAGACCATTGACTGCGGCGCTCGCGGGAATCAGCACCGTCCAAAACGACTTTGCTGCGGCATCTGCCGGCAGGCCTGCGTCCTGTTTGCCGCGCTCTTTTTTGAGTTGGATCGACGCCGGCAAGCCGCTCGCGACCGGGGTTTCCTCCGATGGCTCGACGCCGCTGTAGGTGGGCTGGTAGCCGGGTACGACGTCGGAACTCGGGCGTGTGACCGCGATCCTTCTTGGGTACAGGAAACTCATGCCAGCAACCGTGCGCGGTACGGCGCGAGAAGCGCTTTCGTATCGTCGTCCATGATGAAGCTGTTCAGAATGCCCGGCTGGTTCGCAAAGCGCTGCATTGTCGTATCTCCGGCCTGCAGGCGCTGCATCGTGCCCGGCATTCCCGAGACTGCTGCGATGTTGCTCACGATGTTGGCGCAAGCCTGCTTGACCTGCGCCGGGAGCGTCGCGTAGGTCCAACCCGCGACGTAGTGCATGCGCACCTCGGTGTAGTAAGCGAGCAGGACGCCCGCCGGTACCCAGACGGTGCCGGTTTCTGGCTCGCAACTATTCGCCTGCGGCGTCCAGACTTCCCACGCCGGCGGCCCGCCGAACTTAGACATGACCGCGAGCAGGTTGTAGGTATCGATCGAACCGACTGCATCCAACCCGCGCCGCATATAGCCATAACGGCCGACCCCAGAGAGGATCGACATCACCGGCGTCTGCGCGACCATCGTTATCGGCCGGTCCTCCGGCATGGTGCGCTGCTCGACGATCGTCAAACCGTCGGCCAGCGTGGCGCCTTGTGCATGCGCGAACAGCACGTTGGTGAACGTCACCTGTTGCCCGTCGATCGCCTGCACGACCAACGCTTCGGTGACTGCGGTATTCGCTACATCAGCGATCAGAACCGACCCGACCTTCAGCATTGCTGCCGGGCCAACCAGGTTCACCACGACCGATTTTCCTGGAGCGATGGCGCTTCCCAGCGTCAGCGACAGACTGGGGTTCATCCCGGCCATATAGCACGGGTTGCCGTTTCCGTCGGGCGCCCACACGAGGCCTTCGCGGCGATCAAGATACGCGTCGATCTGGGCGCTGGCCTGCTGAACCTGCGCGCTCGTCGCGTTCGGCACGCCGTAGGCCGCATAGTCGGCGCTCTCAAGATAGATCGACGGCATTTAGCGGCTCGAGAACAGGCAGCCCACGTTGCTCAGCGTGCCGCCCGCGATCGTGATAGTGAATGACTGGAAGGCCAGCCCATCGGTAACGTTGAGCACTCCGGCCGTAGCCGCGGTAAGCGTCTGCGTCAGCGAGGCGCCTTGCGGAATCAGGCCAGCGGCATCGATGTAGCGCTGCACGCTGATGGAGCCTGTCGCCGAACTGGTGGCGCCGATCGCCAGCTTGGGGTAGCCGCCGGCCTGAATCAGCCCCGTCGTGCCCGGGGTATTGAGTCCCAGGTCCGCGCCCGACATATACGCCTGCACGAGCGGGCCGGAGTCAACAG